ACTATTAACGAATCAAACCAACCAACACAACAAGAGATAGTAGCTGCACTTGGACAAGATGGCTTTGATTCATTTGTGAAAAAGTTTTCACAACCAATGGCAGTTGGAAAAGCCAGAGAGCTTTTAGGCAAGTTGAAACAATTAGTTCAAAGAGTAAAAGAAAAAAGAGAGGGACCTGGCGAAACTGAACGTTTGAAAATAGGAGATAAATACAAATATGTTGGAAAAACGGACTTCGGCACCCCTAGTGAAAACGAGATTCGTATTATAGCAGGCCAATATGCCGATGGAAGATATTATTTTAAAGATCTGGAAGGGTATGAACATAAAATAAAGAATCAACTATCCACCAAAGAAGAAATTTTGAATCCAGAATTATGGCAAAAAATTGAAGACTCAGAAGAACCTCCAGCTAAGCCCGAACATGAACAAAAAATTCAACAAGCTGTTGAAGAGAAAGTAGAAGAACAAGAAATTGATCTTCAAAACTCAACACCACAACAAGATCAAACTATAGTTATCGACGCGACAGAAGAAGTTATAGGAAATAAAGGCGTCTCTCCCAAAGCTAAGGAAACACTTAAACAAATGGCCGAAGAAGAACTTGAAAAATTGAAAGAAGAAGGTTCGGAAACAGAACTTGATTCAATTTTGCGAGAAATTGAGGAAAAATTTAAGGGACCTCCCAACTGGCATCTAGGAGTTATCGATGACTACAGACAAGACACCAAAGATAGCTTAGGTGGCAAATTACAATCGCACTTGGTAAAGCTTGCTTATGATGAATTTTCAACGTTAGTCAACGAGATGTATGATTCACACAATGGCGAAGATTATGATAAAGAAATCGTCGAAACAAATCTTCCAAAAATTAAAAAGATACAACAAGAATTTAAGAAGTTTGATGAAACTTTTAAAGAAAAAGCAGAGTTAATCATTCCACCACTTTGGGACGAAGAATACTTAGTTATTCACAATGAGGATGAAGTAGAGACAATCGCATCCACACAAATGTCTTGGAGTTTTAAGAACCAAATAACAGCGATATTTATACCAGGAATAAAGTCACTAGATGACTCCTTTGAAACAATAAAAGCAAAAGTAAAGACTGCAGTTTAAAAATAGGAAACAACAATGGCAAAAAAAAATTATGTGATCGATACCTCGGTCTTCTTAACAGACAGCTCTTGTCTGTTCAAGTTCGGCAACAATGATTTATTCATTGCCCACAAGGTCCTCGAAGAAATTGACAAACACAAAAAACGTCAAGACTCCGTCGGGTTCCATGCAAGGCAGACAATCAAAGTTCTCGATGAATTGCGCGAAAAAGGCTCTTTAAGCAAGGGAATTCGTCTTGGTAAGGGATTGGGTATCTTAAAGGTTGAAGAAGCTTCTAGGCCCCTTCCCGGCTCTTTATCAATGAAAGTTCCGGACCATCAAATTCTTGGCGTTGCTCTTGCTGTACAAGAACAGTTTCCAAAACGAAAAACTATCATGTTATCTCGAGATATCAACATGCGAGTCATTGCTGATGCTTGTGGTTTAATATCTGAAAGTTATGAAACTGAAAAGGTAATTGAAAATGCCGAAAAGATTTATGCTGGATTTATTGAAATTGTTGTTGATGATGAATTGATAGAACAATTTTATAACGACGAAGAAGTTTTCTTTGATGAGTTATTTCAACAAGAAAAAAAGATCAAACTATATCCAAATCAATTTCTTATATTGATATCTTCATCAAATCCAAAGAAATCAGCTCTTGCAAGATTTGTTCTTGATGAAAAACCTATAGAGAAAGTAAGAGATGACTATGCTAATTTGACTATGGGAATCTTTCCAAGAAACAAAGAACAAAAGTTCTCTTATGACTTGTTATTTGATGATTCAATAAAGTTTGTTTCTTTGATTGGAAAAGCTGGATCTGGAAAGACTCTTATGGCAATTGCAGCTGGAATGGAACAGACTCTCTCCTTAAACCCTAAAAACAATAAGTATCGAAAAATTGTTGTGTCCCGACCAGTTCAACCCCTCGGAAAAGACATTGGGTTCCTACCGGGGACAATGCACGATAAGATGATGCCTTGGTTGATGCCAATTCAAGATAACATGGAAACCATTTTAGGTAAAGATAACGTGTACTTAGCTGAATATGTTGAAAGAGGCAAGATACAAATTGAAGCCTTGACGTATATTCGAGGTCGTTCCATAAACAACGCCTTTATAGTTATTGATGAAGCACAAAACCTTACAGCACATGAGGTTAAAACCATCTTGACTCGTGTTGGAGAAAATACAAAGATTGTTCTTACAGGTGACATCGAACAAATTGATAATATCTATACAAATGAAACATCAAACGGTTTAACATATGCTGTTGAGAAATTTAAATGCCATGATATATCAGGACACATAACGTTCTTAAAAGGTGAACGTTCAAGATTAGCAACAATTTCTTCAAAAATTCTTTAGTTTGACAAAAAAAGATTCTATTTAAGCCTTGACAAATTTATTCCATTGTGTTATAATTATAATACTACTTTGGAGAATAAATGAACTGGTTAGAAGAATCCGTTAAAAAGTCAAAAAAACTAAAGGATCATTATATGCTAGGTGATGTTAACATATACGTCAAAGATCAACTTCCTGAGAATGTTGATATTGATTTTGTTATTCGTTATGTTGCTAAGCGTTTACCTAACCATGTTTTAACCAACATAGACATTATTTATGTTGGTCACTTTCAAGATCTTGTTGATCGAGATGTTAACGCTTTGTGGCAAAACGGAGCAATTTATATTACAAATGAACAAGACAATGAAATGGATATGATCGATGATTTAATTCATGAGATTGCTCACTCAAATGAAAAACAACATGAACAAATTATCTATGAAGATGGAAAGCTTGAAAGAGAGTTTTTGGTCAGAAGAAAGAAAATAGCGTTTATCCTAAAAGATAAAGGTTATAATTTACCAACAGGCTTTATTTATAACTCAGCTTATGATAAGTTAGTTGATGACTTTCTCTATCAAGAAGTTACTTACGAAACCCTTTGGCAATTAGTCCCTGGGATCTTTCCTTCACCTTATGCTGTTACCTCTTTAAGAGAGTATTGGGCAAAAGGATTCGAACAGTTTTATATGGGAGAACAAGAATCTCTTAGAAAAACCTCACCAGTTTTATTTTCCAAGTTGATGCAATTATATAACTTGGAGGATTAATGCATATTTCATATTCAGAACTTAAAACATGGGCAGATTGCGCATGGAAACACAAACTTATCTACATCGAGAAGGTTAACAAATTCGTTGGAAACGAATATACAGCTTTTGGTAGAGCCTTGCACCTATTGTGTGAACACGCAATAGAAGAAAAGATACAAGATGAGGATTATGATGACTTTTTTGAGTTAGCTTTTGAAAAAGAGTTGATGGATCTCATGAGAAAAAATGTTGAATTAAATCAACAAATGACTGATGACATGCTTGGTCAAGCAAGACGAATAGCACCTCAAATTATTCCACAAGTAATCAATAAGTTTGAAAACTATGAAGTGTTCTCAGTTGAAGAAAGACTTTACCTTGATATTCCTGAGCTTGAAGATTGTAAGTTCAAGGGGTTTATAGATTTAGTTTTGAAAACAGATGATGGCAAATATCATGTTATCGATTGGAAAACTTGTTCTTGGGGTTGGGATGCAAAAAAACGTTCTGATAGATATGTCACTTATCAATTGACTCTTTATAAAAAATTCTTTTGCTTAAAGCACGACATTGATCCAAAACTAGTTGAAACCCATTTCGCTCTTTTAAAAAGAACAGCAAAAAAAGATAATGTTGAGATTTTTCGTGTTACCTCTGGTCCTCGTAAAGTTAAAAATGCAACTGACCTTCTGGTAAAGGCAGTGAAGTCAATTTATAACAAAGCACATTTCAAAAACAGAGGGTCGTGCACTTATTGTGAATTTAAGAATACTGAGCACTGCCCAAGATAAAATAAAAAAAATATAAAAAAAAACTTGACAAAGTAAAACTAACGTGTTATAATAGTAATAAAAAGAGGTGACCTTTGTCAAAAATAAAAATATTAACACTTTCCGACCACCCTCTATCACCTTCCGGCGTTGGAACTCAAACGAAGTATTTCTGCGAGTCCCTTCTTAAAACCGGAAGGTATTCTATTATTAGCATGGGTGGCGCTATAAAACATCAAAATTATAATCAAGTTCTTGTTGACCCATATGGAGAAGATTGGAAAATAATTCCTGTCGATGGTTATGGAACACAAGAAATGATTCGCTCAATTATAAGACTAGAAAAGATTGAACTTATCTGGTTTATGACTGACCCCCGATTTTGGGGCTGGCTTTGGGAGATAGAAAATGAAATTCGTCCATTATGCAAGATGGTTTACCATCATGTGTGGGATAATTATCCCTATCCTTATTTTAACAGGGACTATTACTTATCTAACGACCATGTGGTTAATATTTCGAAACTTACTCATGATATTGTAAAAACAGTAGCACCAGAAGTTTCATCTACATACTTGCCACACTCAGTTAATCCAGATATTTTCAAGCCTTTGAGTGACCTTCAGATTGAAGAGATACGTACAAGTTCTCTACAAGAAGAAGATCGTTCAAAGGTTATTTTCTTTTGGAATAACAGAAATGCTAGGAGAAAACAATCTGGGACTCTTATATGGTGGTTTAAAGAGTGGCTTGACAAAGAGGGCCTACATGATAAATCAAGCCTTATAATGCACACTGAACCTAAAGACCCTCATGGACAAGATTTAGAACATATTATAGAACATCTAGGTCTAAATGATAGGCAAGTAATGCTCTCAACTCAAAAGATACCACCAGAAAGCTTAGCTCAAATTTATAATATGGTTGATTGTACAATTAATATATCAGACGCTGAAGGTTTTGGCTTAGCTACATTAGAGTCTTTATCTTGTGGTACTCCAATTGTTGCCACAATGACCGGCGGGCTTCAGGAACAAGTCACAGATGGAGAAAGTGAATTTGGTATTGGCCTCTACCCGAGAACCAAATCTGTCATTGGCTCTCAAGCAGTTCCCTACATTTATGAAGATAGGGTAGACAAAGCACAATTTCACTCTGCTTTATCTAAGATATACAAAATGGGTAAAGAAGAAAGACGAAAGCTTGGGACTCTTGGTAGAGAACATGTTGAGAAAAATTACAATTTTAACAAACTACAAGAAAAGTGGGTTGAAATAATTGACAAAATTATAAAAAAAGAAGAAAGTTACAACGGAATTAGATTCAAGGAGGTTGCATAATGAAAAAGAAAGTATATATTAAAGCACCAATTTTATCACAATCAGGATATGGAGAACAATCTAGATTTGCTTTGAGAGCCCTTAAGAGCAGAGAAGACCTTTTTGATATCTATATACAACCTATATCTTGGGGTAAAACTGGATGGATTTGGAAAGACAATGAATTTAGACAATGGATGGATTCTAGAATTAAAATAACTCAAGAGTTGCTTTCTCAAAAATCCTTGACTCCTGAAATTAGTTTGCAAATAACAATTCCAAATGAGTTTGAAAAATTATGTCCTGTTAATATTGGCTATACCGCTGGTATTGAAGCGACTAGGTGCTCACCCCAATGGTTACCAAAGTGCAATGAAATGGATAAAGTGTTAGTTGTTTCTAATCACGCAAAAACATCCATTATAGACACAGTTGCAAACGCAAAAAACAATCAAACTGGTGAAGAGTTCCCATATAAATGTGAAACCCCTGTTTCTGTTGTGTGGGAAAACACTGAAAGACATGACCCTGAGCCCTTGGAACAACTAGAATTGGAATATAACAATAATTTCTTAGTGGTTTCGCAACTTGGTCCAAGAAAAAATTTTGAAAACACTGTCTGCTGGTTCGTTGAAGAGTTTATTGATCAAGAAGTAGGATTAGTTGTTAAAACTAACTTTAAGTCAAACTCAGTAGGTGATTTCTCAAAAGTAGAGGAGCACCTCAAGGCTTTACTTAAAAACTACAAAAATAGAAAATGTAAAGTTTACCTGTTACATGGTGACCTAACTGAAGGACAAATGACCACTTTGTACACGCACCCTAAGATATCTGCTTTGATTAACATATCTCATGGTGAAGGTTTTGGCTTACCAATGTTTGAAGCTGCGAGAGAATCCTTGCCCATCATCACAGTAGGGTGGTCCGGCCAGCTTGATTTTCTCTGTCATAATGGAAAAGAATATTTTCAATCTGTAGATTTTTCATTACGACCAATTCAAGACCAAGCTGTTTGGAATGGTGTTTTAGAAAAAGATTCTATGTGGGCTTTCGCAGACCAAGGTTCTTATAAAATGGCTTTAAGATATACCTTAAAAAATCTAGACAAAGCAAGAGAACAGGCACTAGAATTACAAAAGAAAGTAAAAGATGAATTCTCAAACGATAAACTGTATAAACTGTTTATAGATGAAGTGTTGGGGTTTGACTCCTCTGTGATAAAACCTGAAGAAGAAGTGGTACTGGAGTTTGAATGAAAAAAATAGTCTTTATAGCTGACTTTTTTGAACACCAAGTTCAAGGAGGAGCAGAAATATGCGACAGTGTCTTGATAAAAACACTAAAAGAGATGGGTTGCAAAGTTGCAACCTTTAATTGTAATGAGTTTGGTGTTAAACATTTGGAACTTTATCTTAACAATGGGTATAACTTCATAGTATCCAATTTTATGCTACTTCATGAGCATGTAAAAAGAAGATTAGAAGCAGTTGGTCATAGATATGTTATAATGGAGCATGATCATAAATACATAACTAATAAAAACCCTGCACAATTCAAAAATTTCATTGCTCCCAAACATAACCTAATGAATGTGTCTTTCTACAAAGCAGCAAAAAGAGTACTATGTCAAACATCCAAACACCAAGAAGTGTTACAAAAAAACTTAGAGATATCAAATGTGGAGTCTCTAAGTTTTTCTCTTTGGTCTGACGAGCAATTAGACTTTTTAAGAAGTGTAGATACAACAAAAAACGGCAAAGCTTTTATTATGAAAGACCCAAATCCTATAAAAGGCTTACATAAAGCAGAAGAGTATTGTAAAAAAAACAACATTGAATATGATTTGATAGACAAACTTCCATACAAACAATTTATAAAAACTTTGGCAAAATATGAGAAGTTTGTTTTTTTTCCTACTTCTCTAGAATCATTCTCAAGAGTTATACTAGAGGCAAGGATGCTAGATTGTAAACTATTGACAAACAATCTCAATGGTTGTACATACGAAGAATGGTTCAAAAAATATAAGGGTAAAGAGCTGATTAATTTAGTTCAATCCCAAAGACAAAGTGTAGCGGGTAGAATACTAGATTATTTGTTTAAACATGAAGAAACAAAAGATGGAGATGTAACCGTTATTCTTAATTGCTACAGAAGACCATACAATCTAAAAATGCAAATTGAAGCAATAAGAAATCAAACTGTCAAACCAAAGCAAATATGGCTTTGGATAAATCATCATGAAGATAATGAAGGTTTTGACTTTTCTGATATAGAAGCTGATAGAGTGTTTAAGAATGATTACAACTGGAAGTTCTACGGCCGTTTCGCAGCTGCGTTATTAGCAGATACAGAATTTGTAGCAATGTATGATGATGATACAATTCCTGGAGCAAAATGGCACAATAACTGCCTTGAAACTATGAAGACCCATGAGGGTATACTTGGTTCTGCTGGGGTCATTCTAAACGGTTCTAGGTACATGCAACACGATAGATGTGGTTGGCCCACAAGAAATGAAAAGGTGACACCTGTTGACCTTGTTGGACATTCTTGGTTTTTCAAAAGAGAGTGGTTAAGATACCTATGGCAAGAAAAACCTATTACTTGGGATAACGGAGAAGACATACAATTTGGATTTATGGCAAAGATACATGGAGGAATACAAACATATTGCCCACCACATCCTGCTGATGATAAATCCATGTATGGATCAATCCTTGGAAACGAATTAGGTATTGATGACAAAGCTACATCAAATAATAAAACTGTTTCACACCAACAATTCTTTTCTGAAAGAGATGAGTGTGTACAAGAAGGATTGAAAAAAGGGTGGAAAACCGTTAGAGGTGTTAAGCTGTGAAAAGTAATATCAAATTTATAAACCACGCTTGTTTTTTAATTGAAAATGATGACGGAGATGTGCTGTTTGATCCGTGGTTTTTTGGTAAAGTTTTTAATAATTCTTGGAGCTTGTTGAGAGAAACAGAAGACATTGATTTAAGCAATGTGAAGTACGTAATATTTACACACGAACATCCAGACCATCTACATTGGCCTACATTAAAAAAAATATCCAACAACAGTAGACATAAAATAAATGTCTTAGTTCCACTTAGAGAAAACAAAAACATTGTTGAAAATATTAGAAAACTAGGATGCAAATGTGCTGAAATTCCAAATAATTTAGAAGTTAAATTGGGCAACTTTATGCACATAACAAATTATACCACTGGTCATGATTCAGCTTATGTCTTTAAAATAAATGATAAGGTTTATTTAAACCAAAATGATTGCCAGTTAAGTAATAAACAATGTGAAACAATATCTAAAAAATATCCAAATATTGATTTTTGGATGATACAATTTTCACTAGCTGGATATTACGCTAACGAAGCTGACCATGAAGGACTCCAGAGAGCGAAAGATTTTCACATAAATATGATAAAAAGTTATCACAATTTTTTTAAACCACGGATTACTATTCCTTTCGCTAGTTTTGTATTTTTCTGCAAGAAACACAATTCTTTTTTAAACAAATGGATAATAGACATAGAAGAGATAGGCAGTAAACTTAATGAAGTTGAAATACAAATTTTATTTTATAACGATGAAATAAAAGATAACGACTATGACGAAAGAAATAATATAAACAAACAGAGATGGAACAAGGTTTTTAATAATAAAAAAGAAATTATCGAACACCAGACAAAAACCGATGAAGAAATATTATTTGAGAGTGGAAAGTTTATCGATCTAGCGAACTCTAAAAATGGATACAAGCCTGGTTTGCTTTTTCTTGATCTTTACGACAAAACTAAAAGATACAAACTTGATCTAACAAATAGAGTCGCAAAATTTGTTGAAAAACAAGAACAGGATGATGCAAATGTTGCTGGAAAACTACATTCCGAAGAGCTACTGTTTTTTTTAAGATTTCCATGGGGAGCTGACACTTTAAATATTACTTCTTGTTTTGAAATAAAAAATGAGGAACTTTGGAAAAACATACTACACTTTAAGGATCACTTATATGAGAGATAGAAACTATAAAAAAGAATTTGATAAAATGCTTGAGCTTGTAAAAGGAGATGAAGGTTTTTCTTTTGCAAGATTTTCCGATGGAGAAAGAACAGTAATGTTTAACAAGAAGCTAGTAATAGCAGAAAATTATTTTATCCAAGAAGATGTTTATGGAGATAGAAAAATTTCCGCACCAAGACCATATCTAGCAGAAGAAAGAAAAGAGTTTGATCCTAAAAAACACCACTTTTATCATAAAAAATTACTAGAAGCGTATAGGTTCAATAAAAAAAATTACTTTAAAGGAATTTGTGGAGCAAACGAAACAGAATTTGGACCATGTCACAAAATCATGCTTGACTTGCATGGAGGAGATAATGACTCTTTGACATATTCAAATGTTCTACAAAATGGAAACTACTCAGATTTTATAGAAAGGATGGTGCCTGAGTTCAGCTCACAAACAGTATTTTTTGTTTCAAATAGAAATTCAAATGTTGATAACTTGCCTTTTGATGTAGAGAGGTTTTTTCCAATTGGTAACAACTGTATGATAAATGATTATAAGCTTGTGGACGAGATAAAAGAATTTATACAAAAGGAAAATGTAAAAAACTCTTTATTTTTGTTCTCAGCTGCCACACTTAGCAATTTTTTGTGTTATGAGTTATATAGCGAATTTGATGATAACAAGTATATGGATATTGGTTCTACTTTGGGGCCTCTTCTTTCTTTAAAAGGTTGGATGAATTCTAGAAATTATTTATTATCATATTGGTATGGACAACCTGGGCACCATATCAAGCAGGAGGATGTATGGAGCTAGTACAGTGTGAAGAAAAGTATTGGGAAGATGTTAGACTACTAAGAAATATGGATGGAGTAAAACAAGGCTTCATACAACAAGAAGAAATTACTCCTGAACAACACATAACTTATATGAAAAAAAATAGTAATTTTTTTTATATTTGTGTTGACAAAGAAGAATTTTTAGGGTATACTGGAGTTATTAATAAAGACATACGTGTTGCTACCCACCCTAAGCATCAAAAAAAAGGTGTTGCTAAATTTATGATTAATGAAATAATGAAGATACACCCTGATGCTTTTGCAAAAGTTAAGCTAGAAAACAAAGCCAGTTTGAAACTTTTTGAGTCTTGTGGTTTTAAAAAGAAATTTTATATACTGGAGAAAGAATGAGACACAATCCTTTTGAAATAGTTAGAATGTTTGAGGAAACTGTAGCTGATTATACCGGTGCACCATATGCTGTATCGACTGACAATTGCACTGATGCCCTTTTAATTTGCTGTGAGTACCTTGGGGTAGAAGAAGTCATAATACCTTCTAAAACCTACCTTTCGGTCCCGCAATCAATAATGCATGCTGGTGGTAAAGTTAAGTTTAAAGACTACCTATGGAATGGCGTTTACCAATTAGAGCCCTATCCAATATGGGATGCTGCAAAGAGACTTACATCTGGAATGTATATCCCGGGTTCCTTTATGTGTCTTTCTTTTCACATTAAGAAACATTTAAAAATTGGAAAAGGTGGAATGATTCTTACAGACAATAAAGATGCTGTAGAGTGGTTAAAAAAGGCTCGTTATGAAGGAAGAGGTCCTGTTAAGTATCACGAGGACAATATACAAATAAATGGCTATAATGCCTATATGTCTCCTGAAATGGCTGCAAGAGGTTTAATGCTCATGCAAAACTATCCAGAACATATGCCAGACTTACCAGAAGAGCCTTATTATAGAGATCTTCGTGAATTTGACTTATTTAAAAACATTGAGGTGATAGGGTGAAAATAGCAGTTTGTTTACATGGATATTATGGAACAGTTAGTACTGGTGACTTTTCCACTTCTAAAGGTGGAAAACAACACATCGAAGAACAGATTTTAAGTAAATGCAAAAATGCAGACTTTTATGTTCATTGTTGGCAACCAGAATTTAAGCAAGAAATAATCAACAACTACAATCCAAAACAAAGTATTTTTGAAGAACAAATAGACTTTAAAAAAATTTGCTTAAAAAACAAAATTTATCAAAACTATTTTGATGAACTGTTTCAAAGAGAAAAAACAATGTATAAAAATGCTAATATCTACAGGATACTTAGTTTTTATTATTCTAGATGCGAATCTATTAAAATGGCACTAGATAAAGGTTATGATTGGATTATCACCACTAGGTTTGATATATCTCAAAGGGGCGGTGATGAAGTTAATCAAATCAGGTTTTTAGTTGATCAAGAAAGAGACTATCTTTACACAACTGAGTGGAATCAAAAAAATGCTGGATACGGAGATATGTGGTTCTACGGTTCAAATGAAATCATGAAAGAGTATTCAAAGATTTATAAAGCAGCTTTATCTGATTTCAAACCATTATCAAAATATGAAAAAACAGTAACAACAGCTTGGCCAGATTCAAATTATTTTGATGTACATAGTTTTTCTGATACAAGACAATTTACAAACGAAGTTGACAAAAAAGAAAAAAGTAAATCATTAATGAAATTTCCTAAGTGGAGAGTAACTGATAGTCATTTATATCATAAATGGTTTTGCATGAACAATGGTTTGTATGAAAAAACAAGGTGGGTGTAATGGAGGCTTATGTATTTTATTCACATTATGATTATTCTGATATTTGGCCTCTTATGTTTGGGCAAAGTAGAAAGTTTTTATCTGATAAAAAGAAGTATCTTGTAACAAATAAGATAGAACAAAAATTAAGTAACGACTGGCAGGTCGTACTCTATAACGACAACAAACCTTATCAACAAAGAGTTTATGAAAGTTTAGAAAAAATAGATGAAGAAATTGTAATCTTTCATCATGAAGACATGTTTTTGTTAAACAATCCTAACTGGAAAGTCATGAATAATTTGATAGACTTAGTTAAAAATGAAAAAATTGATTTAATTAAGTTACTAAAAGCCTCATACGACAACAGAGAGCATTATAAAGAAAGAAATAATATTTTCTATAATCCTGAAAATCTATTATTTGCAATACAACCAACAATAATAAAAAAAGAAAATTTAACAAAAATCTATAAACACACAAAAGGTGACAATATTTGGCAATTTGAAAAAAATTCAAATTCATTAATTAACTATTTGAACTATTCTAGTTGCTATTATCACGAAGGAACAGAAAATAAAAGAGGTATGTTTCACTGGGATAGTAATGTATACCCTTATATTGCCACGGCAGTTGTAAAAGGTCAGTGGGATTTTGGAACATACAAAGAAGAATTAACAACTCTACATAAAGAATATAATATAGACACAAAAAAGAGAGGTAAATATGTCTGAAAAAATGAAAGTTTTAATACCACTAGCTGGAGCTGGGTCTAGATTCTCCAAAGCTGGTTATAAAGACCCAAAACCATTGATAAATGTAGCCGGAAAACCAATGATTCAAAGAGTTATAGAGAACATAGGTCTAATAGAAAACGAGCATATTTTTATTGTTCAAAAAGCTCACATGAAAAAATACCCAAAAATGAAAGAATATTTATTGAGTTGTGTAAAAAACAGTGTTTTAGTAGAGATTGATTCATTAACAGAAGGAGCTGCATGTACCACTTTATTAGCTAAAGAGCATATAAATAATGATCAACCACTTTTTATTGCAAATGCCGACCAATGGGTTGATTGGGACTCTAAACACTTCCAAAACTACTGCAAAGGATTAGATGGTTGTATACCTTATTTCTTATCAGATAGCCCAAAACACTCATACTCTAGAGTAGACTATAGTACTGGTAATATAACACAAGTTGCTGAAAAGCAAGTTATAAGTAATTTTGCCACAGTTGGAATGTATTATTGGGCTAAAGGTTCTGAGTATGTTTCTTGCGCAGAAGAGATGATAAAAAGAAATATTAGATTTAATAATGAATTTTATATATGCCCAGTATATAATATTTTAATTAATTCAAGAGGCGGAGTGGTAAAACCATATCCAATTTATGAAATGAGAGGAATGGGAACACCGGAAGAGCTTGACAAATTTTTAACTAAACTGGAGAAATAATGAAAATTTTTAGAAATATTAACGAGATTAACAAAGACAAATACATTTTGTGTGATTATTTTTTATCTTCTAACAAAACACTTAGAGACGCTGCATGGGGTCTAAGTATAGGACAAAGTGTTGGGAATCCCAATGTAAGAAATCACTGGGAAACCGATGAATTATTCGAGAATCATTCTTGTTTTGTGATTGGAGATGAAGAAGAATTAAAAACCAAAACTGAAGGAGAAGTCACTATTGCTTTTCCAATAGCAAATACAGACTTTAAGACTGATGGTATGTCACACCTATTATGTCAATTTATGGGTGGACAAATGGACATTGACATTGTCAAAAAATGTCACCTTTTGAAAGTTTCTTTTCCCAAGCATATTGAAAATGATTACTTTTTAAAGCCAAAATACGGAATTAAAGGAATTAGAAAATTTACCAGTACCCAAGACAAGCCTTTGTTCGGTGGTATTGTAAAGCCTAAAATTGGTGTTAATAGTGATATACTCTTAGAGATGGTAAAAGAGATGGTAGAAGGTGGTATTAATTTTATTAAAGAAGATGAAATTATGTCAAACCCTGCTTGTTGTCCGATTGAAGAAAGAGTGCCAAAAATTATGGAATACTTAAAAGATAAAGATGTAATTTATGCTGTTTGTATTAATTGTGATCCACATCATGTTATAGATAGAGTTAAAAGAGTTTATGAATTGGGAGCAAATGCTGTACATATTAATTTTTGGAGTGGTCTCGGAGTCTATAAGTCAATCAGAGAACTGGATCTACCTATTTTCATTCATTTTCAAAAAAGTGGAGACAAGGTTTTAACAAACAAAAGTCATGATTATCATATCTCTTGGGATGTTATATGTGATTTTGCTGGTCTTATGGGTGTTGATTTCATACACGCAGGAATGTGGGGTGGTTATATGTCTGATAATGAAGATGAATTGAGAGAAACTTTGAGAGTATTACACAACAGAGGAGTTATGCCGGCTCTAAGTTGTGGGATGCATGCAGGTCTAATAGAAGCCATAAACAAACGTTTTGGTATAGACTATATGGCTAACGTAGGTGGAGCTATACATGGCCATCCTGGTGGTTCTAGAAGCGGAGCTAAAGCGATCAAACAGTCTATAGACAGAGAATATGGAAAAGAATATGAAATTGCTATTAAAAAATGGGGAATTGTTGAATGATATTAATTTCCCACAGAGGAAACACAAATGGTGTAAACAAAAAACTAGAGAATGACCCAGTTCATCTACAGTCCTTATCTGATATAGGAACCAATGTTGAGATAGATGTTTGGTTTGATGGAGAGCAATTGCTTCTTGGTCACGATGAGCCTAAACACAAAGTAGATTTAGATTTCTTACAAAATGAAAATTTTTGGTGTCATGCAAAAAATCTTTTAGCTTTAGAATATATGTTAGAAAATAAGATTCATTGTTTTTGGCACCAGTCTGATGATTACACTTTAACAAGTAATGGAGTCATATGGACTTACCCAAACAAATTAGCCACCAGTAAGTGTATAATTGTTTGTAAAACATTTGAAGATACAGAATATTATTCAAACCTTAATATTCTTGGTATTTGTAGTGATTATATAGGAGAAATAAAATGAAACTAGTAGTAATAACAGGCTGTCTAGGCCTAATAGGTTCACACTTAACAAGACAATGTTTAGAAAAAGGTTGGCAAGTGTATGGTATTGACAAGTGCACATATGCATCCAACGTACAATTTTTACCTGATTTTTATAAATATAATAACTTTACTTTTGTACAAGAAGATATCGCAGATTTAAAACATCTTCCTCATTGTGATTACGTTATAAATGTAGCCGCTGAATCTCATGTTGGCAATAGTATAATAGAATCTCAAGACTTTATAAAATCAAATGTTGAAGGTGTTAAAAATTTGTTAGATTTAATAAGAAAAAAACCTGCAAACATTGAACAAAGACCTGTATTCTTCCACTTTAGCACTGATGAAGTGTATGGCGATATTACCGAGGGCGAACATATCGAGACAGATATTTTAAAACCTTCAAATCCATACTCTGCATCAAAAGCAGCAGCTGATATGTTGGTGTATGCTTGGGCTAGAACTTACGACATTGAGTATGTTATTCTTAGACCCACTAACAACTATGGCATTGGACAGTATCCTGAGAAACTGATCCCTATTTGTGTAAAACAATTAATGCGTGGTAAGAAAATTAGATTACACGACAAAGGGCTACCAATTAGAAACTGGCTTCACTCTGACGACACAGCAAACGCTGTTGTTACAATAATAGAATCAGGAATCACTAATCAAGTTTTTAATGTAGCAGGTGGTTTTGAACAAAAAAACATTGAAACTACAATTCAAATTATAAAAGCTTTCTATGGAAACACACATAGAAACATTGAATCTTATCTAGACTTAGGTTACAAAAGACAAGGCCAAGACGTAAGGTATGCATTAAATGATAATAGATTAAGAAACTTGGGATGGAAACCAAAAAAGAAATTTGAGGAAGAACTTCCAAAAATAGTAGAATACTACAAAAATAATTTTAAATGGTAAAAAGGAGAAAACAAATGAAATTATCTGATCAAGCACTTGGAGCTATAATGATGGCTCTTCAAAAAGCCCTAACAGAGCAAACGGACATTGTTCCTGTTCTTAAATCTTTTGAACTGGACTTAATGGACAATGGAGAAATTCTTGTTAAGAACCCTCCGGTTGTGAAAACAACACCAAAAATACATACAGGTGAAGAAAATGCCTAGGTACGTTTACAAATGTACAAAATGTGAAGAAGAGTTCCAAGTTCGTCATGGAATGAGTGAAACTCAAGAGTCTTGCGAATTATGTGAATCGAAAGGAACTCTTCAACGCATTCCCCAATTGACTTCTATCTCTAAACCTCCGTCGGAAGAGGGAAAGAGAATCAAGGAAGCTATTGAGGATAATAAGAAAATTTTCAAAGAACTATATAACGAAGCGAGGACACAAACTTATGACGATTGATGCTGCTCTTACAATTGTGCTTTTAATGAGCTTAGGATGCAATATATTGGCCGCTGTTTACATTAGAGACATACTAGGTAGGCTTGGCTGGTTAACGCAAAATTTAGGCAATTTAACTCAACTAATAAGGGGTTTTGAAAACCACATTAGAAGTGTTCATGAACTTGAGAAGTTTTATGGAGATGAAGATTTGAAACTGGTTGTGCAACACACAAGCGACTTAATTGAGGTAATGGATGATTATTTAGAGGTCGGTTTGGATTCTGAATTAATCGAGGAAGAACTAACCAAGGACAACACAAATGACAACGAGAAAGAGAAAGAAGAGAACAAAGAGAATGTATTTTACTCAGATACACAAGGACGCGATTCTGAAGTATTGCGCTCCAAATACAACATACCTGGAAAGGTGTGAGCTATACGAGTCCCTAATACAACCAGCATTCTCTGAGATGGTGGATAAAATAGTGTTTACTTATCGCTTTACTACTCTACCCAATATTGAAGAACTAAGAACAGACTGTAAGGTTTGGCTTACCACTATATTGGCAAAATATGATCCCAACAGAGGATCAAAAGCGTTCTCTTATTTTTCAGTAATAACTAAAAATTGGTTTATTCACCAAGTAAAAAAGAACACAAAAAGAGCAAAAAGAGAAGTTGACTTTGCTGATGCCGCTAAAGAAGTTTATGACAAGCTTGAAGCAAAAGAAGAAACTTATTATGAAATGCAAGTAAAGAAAGAGTTTTGGGAACAATTATTTAACGAAATTGCCTCTTGGGATTCAAAAAACATGTCAGAAAACGAAAAGAAAGTTTACGACGCAGTTGTAATAGTTTTGAACTCTGTTGAAGAAATAGAGATATTTAACAAAAAAGCTGTATACCTTTACTTAAGAGAGATTACAGGTTTGAGCACAAAACAGATTGTTTCTCAATTAAACAAGATGAGAGCAAAATATCAAATATTTAAAAAAGATTGGGATGAAGGCAAAATTTGACCTAAAACTAATTAATGTATGTCAAAAAAACTAGATGAAATTATAAAAAAAGCTTTAGATAACATTGAAGAGGACCGTTTGGTTACTCGTGATTTGTTAGAAGATGCTATGCAATACTTAGCCAAAGATGAATCAAGGCATAGAGATATTGGTCTTACATTAGCTAAGTATGTAGAAACTCTACAACGTTCAAACGAACAAATGGTAAAGGTAGCCACTCTTATTCAAAAAGAAGATAAGAAAGAAGATGGTATTTCCCAAGAAGAAATGGAAAACTTGTTTTCTGCAATAGCGGAGGAGAAGAACGATGACTAGAAGAAAAGGAAAGTTCGGTTCTGCTGTAATAAAAAAGTTTTTCCAGAACGATGCTGGTTCTTATTTTGATTATATAATGAATAATATAGCAGATGCTGTTGATGACGTTCAAACTACAAATCAACCAGAAGAGTTTGATGCTTTAATCATTTCGAAAGAAAGGGGAAAGGTAAGAAACAAAGTAAAGGGAACAGATAAAGACTACCCATCTTATTATATAAGGTTTCTTGATGAAAATTATGGAACAGACACATCAGCCCTACCTGATCCTTTTCAAGTTTCTAGTATGGAAGATTACAAAAGAAGACTACAGTATCACCCAATAGCAGTTGCTATGGAAGAAGGAGTAAAACACGAATTAAAATTTGGTTCAACTGTTATTGTTAAAAAGCAAGAAGGCACTTGGGTTATTAATAAATATGTGCTTGATACTAGTGAGAGTTATGAAGATTTTGTTAAAAGGGTGGCTGAAAAACAGAAAAATATCAAAGATTCACAATTTAAACCGCCACCAGAAGACCCACCAGAAGTAGATGCTGATACTGAAGAAGGTGCTAAAAATTATGATGAAGATGATACTATTCCAGGTAAAAGCCAACACGCCCCTTACATTGCAGAACTTAATCCCACAATGCAACCTATGGTTAAACACTTTATTTATGAAGTTTGGAACAGATTAAAAGTAGATATATACTTTAATAGTGGCTATAGATCACCTGATCATCAAAAAAGACTTAGAGATGCTTATGATAATGGGGATGCTGATTATAAAAAAGATCATGCAAGACCAGCAAAACCACCCGTCTTTGAAAATAGTAAATGGTCTGGAGGTAGTCGCCACAATGTTGGCTTAGCAATTGATGTTAACGCAACATTAACCAAAACTGGTGTAACTTTGGGAAAAAGAAGCCCGAGTGATCCAGAAGAAAATAAAAAATTGTGGATTGATTCAAGTGTCGTATCAGTTGCAGAATCAGTTGGGTTGAACTGGGGAGGGCACTTTACCTCCAATTTTGATCCCATACACTTTGATTTAAAAGTAAGTACTGTTGAAGAAATATTAAATACAGCAACTGAAAAAGGTATAGAAGCTAATAAAGTAGATTTAAGCTCTTTTATGCCAAAAAAAGAAAAAGAATACGAGTTAGATGCAGAAGAGCAAACACTACTACCAGAAAACTATAGCTCAGAAGAAGAATTTGTGTCTGATGGTGGAACACTTGAAGCTTGGCAAGATTACGAGCAAATGCAATATAATCAGGAGTTTTATTAATGAGTGACGAACAATCACATGATAACATAAAAAACGCACCAAAAGAAAAACAAGAAATCCAAAATAAAGAAAGAAAGGATTTAGGCTTTGATGGTGTCGATGGAGGACAAAAGACCTCTAACTTTCCTTTATTTAACAAAGCTAAGTGCGAGAAGGTTTTGTCTCACGAAAATTCTTATATAGTTTTGGGTAAAGACAGGAACGCTAGTTTAAGATCTGGTAAGAGTGGCATGGGAGCTGATAACTGTTATGCTATAGATCTGGTTGTTGGTAGAAACTCATCAGCAAAACAAACGGGTTCACAAAATTCTAAAACCATGGTAGATACCAACTTTTTCACAGACGCAGCTAGAATATATATATCACAAAAATCTAACATAGATCACTATTTAGGGCTTGCTAAAGGTTCTGAAACTGGTGAAGATGATTCAAATAATCGATCTGCTGCTGCAATAAAAGCCGATCATGTAAGAATTGTTGGAAGGAACCACATCAAAATAGTTACAGGTAGAGGAAAAACAAGTGGAGTCGGAACAGGAGGGGAAAGAAACTCTCAAGGTGGAGACATAGAAGTAGTTGGAAAAATTGATTTTATTGCTGGAAATAACACAGACCCAACTGTTGGTTTAAGTATGCTTACTGCTGGTCCCGGAAGCTCTGTGAACAAACTACAACCATTAGTAAAAGGTGAGAACATGCTTGAATTGATGGAAGAAATGGTAGAACACGTTAGTAATTTATATAACTTTTTGCATAGTACAAACAGAGATTTAGCTTCCCTGCATTACCTGCTATCAGGATATTTTGCAGTTATACCCCCTTTAGCCCCATTGTCACCAGCTCTTCTTACAATGCCTGCGCTGATAGAAGCTAGAAAGATAGATATAACATTTCAACAAAATAACTTAGAAATAGGCACAAAAACTGACTATTTGACAGAGAAAGGCGAGAGATACATTAACAGTGCATATGTTAATACAACTTAAGGTATAAAATGACAACTAATAATTACAGAGATTTACAAGAAACAGTTTGCGATACAGACAAAGAAAAGTCATTAGAAGAGTATTTGGAAGAAACTCTAGGTGAAGACTTGACCTTGGCTGATCCAGATATCTGCCCTGATTGTATCCCTAACAATGCTTTTGTTGAACCAGACATTACGGTACACGAAGGTGTGTATTATGATGAAAAAGAGTGTGACTATGTTGTTGTATTTACCGCTCCAAATGGAGTCAATGACATATTCAAAGTACTAAACTTTGAATCCATTGATGAATATATAAAAAAACACAAAACAAACAAAATAGACACTGTGTTGAGATTTGGTCTGAAAAAGATCACACTTGAGTATAGTAAAACACAACAGAACGAATTTTATAATATTAAATCCAAGTCTGTTGACGAACCATTAGAGGCTGTTGCTAGGTTTGATTATTTATCAGACCCTACTGTCTCCTCAAACAGTCCGGTAAAAATAAGAATTAAGGTGTCAAAAAGAGTGATTGATGCCCTGCCAATGGAAGAATCAGGTGAAGAAGATGAGACTATTCAAGCCGGTATAGACAAAGTAGAGATTGATGCTATTAAATTTTATGGTATGATGCTTAGAATGAGTTTTGGTTTAAGAGTGTATTCAAGTTATTGGAATCTACACCATACAAAAAGCAATGGGTTTCTTTATAAGAAAAAAGATGAGACAAAAAGTCCTATATTGCCAAATAAAATCTATAGTTCTGATAACAACAAAGTCACACTAGAATCTGTAATTATGGATTTTAGAGCAGAGCTAACTGAGCTAATAAGAGACAAAGGATATAGAATCAATATTTATGCTTCTTCGCTTCCTTGGGATAATAAAAAAATAGAGAAAATAAGAATATTGTTTGACAACAGTGATCCTGAGAACTTATATAAAATAAAAAGAATATCCGTAAAACCATACGGGTGTAGATTTAGACCAATACACAGAGCAAACAAAAACCCAGATCGTTTTAAATCAGGATTCAAAGTTTTTAATGCCATGGCCTTGATTGCCAATATAAATGATATAGACGATGATTTAAGAGCTCCTGAACCTCCTACATGGCACGAGTTTTTACAGAAATATCTAGTACCAGCTGTAGCTTTAGAGTATGGAAACGAAACAGGAATAGTATCAGACCAAACATCTGCTTTGGCTTGTGCACTAGACTATTTTGACACAACTGCTTTTATACAAGGTGCTCTTGGTACTTTGGAGGCTGTATTTGGACTTTTAGCTTTCGAGAGCAACAAAGCTGCTTGTGAAGCCACACAAGGAAAATTAGACTCAAAAAATGACCCACCAGAAGAGTTTGACTTTGATAGGGCTTGGACCAAGTATTACAACTCAGGTGATTCTTTTATATTAGAAATATACAAAAGACTTAGTAACATTGGTGACGGTAACAGTAACTATGGTGGAGGACAAGGGTTATACAGAGTTATAAATGCTTTAACTTTTTGTGAACTAACAAATTTAATTAAAAAATTAATTGAATGTTTGCTTAGAGGAAAACCTTTTGAAGAAGTAGTCCCTTTAATCGTTAATCGTTTGATGAAAGATTTAAGCATGCGGCACTTAGGAAAATTATTAACATCTCTTCCACCAGACCAAAGAGCAGAGGTTACTAGAGAAGTGTCCGCTATATTAGGACAACCCGCACCAGAGCCATGGTCTGATTCATGGGCTGAAGGCGGCTCAGCAGATGTCGAAGCAGCAAGCAATTTAGAATTCGGCACAGATAAAAGTGGACAAATTAAACAAACTTCAACAAAAGAAAGAGACGAGCTAACAAAAAAGAAAGATGAGTATGACCCAGACGAAGCTCAAAATATGATAGACGAAAAACAACAAGAAGTTGATAACTATACAGAAGAACTAAGACAAGAAGAAGAAAAGCGTGATGCCCTAGGCCCCGATCCGGTTCTTGTAAATACACAATCAGAAGACCCAATGCAGACTTCTTATGGAGGAAGTACGTCTATATACAAATCAGGCACTGATGATAAATTAAGACAAGCCCAGGATGACTTGGCAACCTTGGAACAAGAAAAAACGCATACTGAACGGAATATCAAAGCAAAAGAACAAACAATAGCAGACAACGAAGATGTCGAAGGTTATACTTTTGGATTTGTTTCAGGCCAAGCCGGTACATCAACACAACAGCAACTAAAACAAATGAACTTTGATGGAAAAATGAGCCAAGTTGTACAAAAAATAGCAGGAGCTTATATTGAAGCTTTCATGAAAGTTGTAGATCCTAGTGATCTTTTAGGATACTTAGACAAGCTACCAGTATCTACAGTTGTAAGAAATCTTTTAGCCATAATATTTCAAAGAGCGTATTGCCCAACACCTACTCTCAAAGCCTTTAGTGATATTGGTCAACTAATACCAAAGTTTAAAATTGACATATGTGATCCAACATTTGCAATAAAAATACCAAAGCTTCCAAGATTACCAAGACTTATACCAAACTTTAGAGAAGAACTGTTTAAGAGAGTAAAACAAAAAATAATGGAATTAATAATGAAGCTCTTACTTAGCATAGTTATTAAAATTATTAAACTAATTGATGATGCTATTTGTAAAGGTTTGAATGCTTTGCTAGAAGGTCAAAATGATTTCCTAAATTTTCTAGGAAACTCTCTATGTGATGATGATGATCCTTCAAAAAACAATAGAAACCCCCAACGCGCATTGGACGATGCTCTAAGAAAAGCTGGCTTAGATCCAAATGATAGAACTGTTAATTGCTTATCAAATTCAGTTGCTTCAGTAATGACAAAAAGAGAAATGATGTCTGCGTGTATAGGCACTTTGAATACACCTGGAGCTTATGATAGAGTTGCTAGATCAATACAAGTGAGCTGTCCGGACTTAGGAGATATGTTTCCAAATGGCGTGGCTGTAAAGTCTATATTCGATATATGTTCTGATTATATACCTTTAGACATAAAGTCAGCCATCGCAGATCAGTTATTTGATGAATCCTTGCAAGACACATTGGAAAGTCCAACTTGTGACTTGTTATGTTTATCTAATCAAGACTATAACAATTGGAATAAATATAGAGAGGGGCTATTAACTGGACAGGGCATGCCGTCTGATCAAGCTCAAGAAGAAGTAGATAAAATGAATCAAAACACATCTGATGCTTTAAGAGATGCTTTAGATGATATAGAAAATGTTCAAGATAAAATAAGAGACGCTATAGCTGATCTTTACGGAGCAGGATCTGGTGGTCCAAAGCCGCCGGGTTGTGATCAAAATGGCCTAGCAGGTGGTGATGGTGATGATTCTAACTTGCCGGCTACTGCTTTTAATTCTAATAAATTGTCTGAGGATAAAAGTGATGATGAGATGTTTGTGCAAACAATCGAATCTTCATTTTATAGACAACTAACAGGTAAAAGAAAATCAATTTTAGGCTTTATATTATCTGATACAAATGGAAATGTATACAGGTATCACCAATTCATGTCAAATGCTTTTATATTCAAAGATATAGTGTACGACACACAAGAAGATGCTGATGCTGATGAATTTAGATTAGCTTTTGGCGTTGATCCGCAAGCGTTTTTTCCTAAAACTATAGGAGCTCATTGCAGAAACAGTCTGCTAGAGACCTTTGAGGGTGAAGATTTAGCTTATAAAAATGAAAATAATATAAATATTTTTACACCTGTTGAGTCAACTAAAAAAAGTGTTGACATATTTTCACAAAAAGACGCTAGTAAAAAAGCAGATTTGAAATTTGCTTACACAGAGGATGAAGAATACTATATTGAAACTGCTTTTATTAATTCTTATAACAACGCTGATGGTGCTTCATACAAAGAAGAAGAAGACTTCGGCTTCACAGTTAGGTCAAGAAATACAGATGGTAACGATATAATGATTAATGAAAAATTTAGAAATAGCTATTCGGGGAGCTATTTTCTTAACCTAGAGTCTGTAAACGAACCATTTAACAGAGCTGCTTTTAAACATCTATTTAGAACAAAGATGCCATTTCCTAAGGGATATGATTTAATTTATAATGAACTTCAAACAATGTTCTTTAAATATGCAACAACTGCAATATTAAGTAGAGACATAGATTTATCAACAAATGAATTGCTACCAGATATTGATAGAGAAAAAGTTAAAAAGAAAAATGTTAGCGAGACATTAGAAGAGTTTGACACATTTTCGGAGCAAAGCTCAGCTGGGTTTGTATTTGGCCATAAGAGAAATAATATAACTGACGAAGATCTGATTTATTATAACCCAGATGGCAAAACTGAATATGACCACGAAGAAGATGAAGAAATTTTAGGTATTAGTGCAAATCCTGATAAGGTGATATTTTTAGATCCTGAAATATATGGTGGAAAATACACTAAACCAAAAATATACATAAGTCCCGAGCCTCAATCTGGTTGGAAAAAAGTTTTTGATGCCATGTCAAAGAGCAACAGAGTTTGTGATGAATATGTAGATATTGTATTTCCATTTAAAAAATATAGAGAGAGGTTGGACAAATTAAAAAATGTAATACCTTTTGATAAAAGACTATATGAAGATAGAAGTTGTTTTCCTGATGTACCTTTTGACACTATATTACCACCTGAAACACACGCTCAAATAGATTTTATATGCAGGTCCTCTCTGTTAACCTACTCAATGTCAGAAATAGTAAAAACTTTACCTATTTTAACAAACTTGCACTACAATAAAGTAAACTATACAAATGTTTTAGAAAGTATAATTTTTAAAAACATGAAAAGAGAGATGTTCAAAGTAATCGGCGCAGCTGCAACAAGAGACAACAAGTATATCAGAAGACATAGGCATTGGCTAATCTTCTTAGAACAATGTGCGCAAATTTTTGAAAGAGAAGTGCAAATGAAAACAATAGAACCTACTGAAGAAGAAAAGAAAGTATTGGAAAAAATATTAATGATTAAAAAATATTATCATGATCCAACATTCGATGACATCTCAAAACTAAGAAAACCTGAAAACTTACAAGTTTCTTTAGGAGAAGAATACAGAAATTTTACCCTAGATGAGGAAACTATCAAAGATGAATTTTTTAGATTGGCTATTGGGTATGATGAAAATCAAGAACTATGTTACAAAGCATCAGGTTCTCAAACTAAAGACATTCAAAAGCCAAAAAGAATTAGAATAAATAAATTCAAGTTACAAACTAGACTTTTTGCTATTAGAACAATTGAAAACGACATTTCAATTCTGGTTAAATCTTTACTAAATCAAGAAATAAAAAGATTTTTTGATGTTTTTAACAAACAACTAGAGCCTTCAATCTTTGATTTGTCTAAGTATATGTTATCAGAGAACAAGATGTTTGTTGGTTCTCAACTTAATATTGGAAAATATCAAGAGATAAAAAACCTTTCTAATAATTTTTCTCATAACTATGGTGACATATCAGAAGTTGAGCCAAACTTAGAAGGTAACTTTATAGATAACCTAGAGCTAAATGATTCTCGGCTTGATGATATTAGAAAGCACGGTGGCTTTGCTTTGCAAAAATACATAAGAATAAATGAAAAAGAAATACCAATTGAACAAAAACCAGTGTCATTTACCGAGAGAACTGTTGTGGATAAAAATGTTACCACCTTGCAAAATGTAAAGAATATATTATCCAAAGAAGATATAGATAAAGAAAAAAACTTATCTGATTATTTTGGTAATCTTAGAGTAGAAAATGACGAATTAACAGGCGAATCACCATTACACATGGGAGTTCGAATTTTATATATATGTTCCGAAGGTTTGTTGAAAAAATTTCAAAATATAGAAGAGTTTGATAACTTTTTAGAATTACAGCCAACAATTAACAGAGAAAAAGCAATATATATGGGAAAAAGCGATCATGGTGATAATTTTTCTTTTCAATTCCCAGTAATAAGTTATGAAATACCGTTAAAAGACCAAAAAATTTCTGAATTTTTAGAAAAGTCAAGTCACTACGACATTGAGTGTTTAATTAAAAATTTAACAAAACAAGAAGAATATAAAATCTTGTTTCACCATATATTCTCAGTTAAAGGTGTTTCCTCAGCCGTATTGGCTCAAACCCACTCAACGTTTATAAATTCAATTGGATACAACGATGGTTGGGCTTTGGACGGAATAGGTATAGGAAGAGATCCTGAAAATAGAATTTCAGACTATGAAACTATACTGAAGGGTACAAAAAAACTTTTAAGAAGCAATTTGTCAACACTTGTTAAACTGAGAGATGAAGACTTAGAAAAAGATAGTAGAAAAGATGCTTCTATGAGTCTGTTAGGTTTTTTAAAAGACCTGGTTCCAAAATACGATTTCAAAGCAGAACTAAAGTGGCCATATTTTAGAAGAATAGTAACTGAACTTGATGATTGCGACGAAAGACTACTAGATCAGTTTTTTCCTGATGAAGAATAATATTTCGTAATATTTATATTGAGGTACAGATATGATTTTAACACCAGACTTTCCACTTTCTTTTTCAAATAAAGGTGGATATGAAAAAATTAGAACTAGAAAAAAATTAGCAAAATTTCATTTAACCAATTTACTTTTAACAAATCCGGGTGAAAAAATAAGCATACCAGAATATGGTGTTGGTTTGAGAAAGTATTTATTCGAAAATATGTCTGATCAAGTTTTTCAAGAAATTTCTTCTAATATAAGAAGACAAGTCCAAAACTATTTATCTTATATAAATTTGCAAAACGTATCTGTAGTACCAAACGAAGAGAACTCCATAAAGATTTCACTATCATACAATTTAGCTGGTACAAATTTAACAGACCAACTAAACATAGAAATTAACAATTCTTCCAGTTCTTTGGGACTTGGTTCTAGCTATTGAGGATAACATATGAAAAATAAAAAACCACTTATAAGATACACAGACAGAGATTTTGATTCAATCAAGAAGTCTCTAATAGAGCATGCAAAAAGGTTTTACCCTGATCAATATAATGATTTCAACGATTCTTCTTTTGGTTCAATGGTTTTTGATGCTGTGGCCTATGTTGGAGACATTATGTCTTTCTATTTAGATTTTCAAGTTAATGAAAGCTTTTTAGAAACAGCATTACAATACAATAACGTTAGAAAAATAGCAGAACAAATGGGCTATAAATACTATGGTCGACCATCCTCTTACGGTACTGCAACATTTTATATATCTGTTCCATCTAATATACTTGGTTCGGGCCCTAATACGGAATACATACCTGTTCTTAAAAAGGGTAGTCAATTTTCTGCTGGTAGTGCAAATTTCATATTACTAGAAGATGTTGATTTTAATAAAAATAACATAGAACAAGTAGCTTCTAAGTTTGATGACACAACAGGAAAACCATCCGAATATGCATTTAGATCTTATGGCAGAGTTAAATCAGGAGCTAGATTTACTAAACAAATTCCAATCGGTGAGCCTAGAAAGTTTTTAAAAGTTAGGGTTGGCCCATCTATAATTAACGAAATAGAAACAGTTTATGATACAAATGGAAATAGATTTTATGAAGTCAACTACCTAACAGAAGATACAGTTTATTTAGAAACCACCAACCCTAGAGCTCAACAAGATGGCGTACCATCAATTATAAAACCAAAAGTTGTTGCTAGAAGGTTTACTATGGAACAAGATAGTTCCGGAACTTATCTTCAATTTGGATATGGGTCTGATGACGAAACTGTCATAAAAGACGTAACAGATCCGTCCACAGTGGTATTAAAAAAAGCAGGTAAAGGGTACATAACAGATGATGAGTTTGACCCAAATGAGCTATTAAATACAGATAAATTTGGCGTTACTCCATCTAATACCACATTAACAATAACATATGGCGCCAACACTCAATTAAATGTAAGTGTTGGTATCGGTGAAATTAACACAGTTACAGACAATATTATGGAGTTTCCAAACACAAATGACTCTAGTACTGTCTCATTTGGTTTAGTTAAGTCTTCATTAGAAGTCTCAAATGATGAAATCATAACAGCCAACACAGCTGCGCCAACAACAGAAGAATTAAAATACAGAGCATATGCTTGTAGAGCAGCACAAAACAGAGTTGTTACTAGAAATGATTACGAAGCATATTGTTACAAAATGCCTCCAAGTCTAGGTTCCATTAAGAGGGTTTCTATACATAATGACCCATCTGGTACAAATAGAAGAATAGCAATGTATGTTATTTCTGAAGATGATAGTGGATTCTTAACAGACACAAATATGAGTATTAAAAGTAATTTAAAAACATGGCTACAGAAAAGCAAAATGATTAATGATGGTATTGATATTATTGATGCACATGTTATAAATATTGGTTTTTCGTACGAAGCTGTTGTAGACCCAAATTTAAATTCACTGACTGTCTTGGCTGATGTTGATGTAAGATTAAGAAACTTGTTTACTGAAAAAATGTATATTGCTGAGCCTCTTTATATAAACCAAATTTACAACACAATTAACAAAACAAGAGGCGTAGTAGATACTGTTAAGGTGACCTTGGAAGTTAAAAAAGGAGCAGGATATTCTTCTATGCCAATTGATATAAGTGATATAACCTCGCCTGATGGCTCTTATATTAAAACACCAAAAAACTGTATTTTAGAATTAAAATATTTAGATAGAGACATCAAAGGAGCCTCAGTATAATGGCAATACATAGAATAACAGCAAGTGCTGACAACACAATCACAAACGCTTTTGGAGCCAACTTGACAACTAGAGGAACGGGCTCTAATATGGGTGCTTCTGATATTTTGGAAGTGTTTACCATATATGGACAGAAAACAACCAACTCATCAGAGATTGCAAGAACACTAATACAGTTTCCTTTAGATACTATAACTACGAAAAGAAACAACAATACCTTACCAGAAAGTGGTAGTGTTAATTGGATTTTAAAACTATATAACGCTAAGCATGTCGAATCAGTTCCGACAAGTTTTGATTTTTTTGTTTTACCTATATCAAAGCAATGGGAAGAAGGTGTTGGCTTAGATATGGAAGACTATTCTGATTTAACTTTTGACAGCACAGGTTCTAATTGGCTACAAGCCATACACTCTGCTTCTCATGATGCTGATGGTAAATGGACAACAGCAGGTGGAGACTATCTATATAATCAAGGGGTAACTGCGTCTTTTAAGTCTGGCTTAGAAGATTTAGAAGTTGATGTAAGTAATATAGTTGAGGATTGGGTAAAAGGAGCATCTGGTGGCGAATATAACAACTATGGATTTGGAATTTTTCTATCTTCCTCGCAAGAATCAGCACAAAAATCATATTATACAAAAAAATTCTTTGCAAGAGGTACTGAATTTTATTATAAAAGACCTGTACTAGAAGCAAGATGGAACAGCTCAGATAAAGATAATAGAGGCAACTTTTTCTTAAGCTCATCGTTAGCCACAGGTGAACAAAATTTAAACAAACTGTACCTTTATAATAAACCACGAGGGGTGTTAACTAACATACCTGGATTGCAAAATTCACAAATAAGCGCCTCTTTGTGTTCAAGTATAGGTGGTTCTTTTCTTGGTACTTTTACTGGTGGACAAGAACTTCCATCAATTGGCATTTACACAGCATCTGTTTTTATAGCAGGAACTTATGACACTTTATATGATGTTTGGCATAACGGAGCTGGTGTTCAATATCACACAGGAACTATATCTCCTAAATCTTTATCAGCAAACGTTAATAGTGAAGATACAAAATATGTTTTATCATTAACTAATAATAATCATGAGTATCATGTAAACCAAACAGCAAGGTTTAAATTATACAGTAGGTTAAAAAACTGGTCTCCAAATCTTTTTACAGTTGCGCAATCAAAACCAGAAAATATAATAATTGAAGATGCTTTGTATAAGGTGCTCAGAATATCCGATGATTTAACAGTTATTGATTATGGTTCTGGTTCAACAAGTCACACCCAATTGTCATATAATGTATCAGGAAATTATTTTGATTTGGACATGTCTTTATTTGAACCAAACTATCAATATGGTATCAAGTTTTCTTTTTACAACACATACTTATCTTCATATGTGGAACAGCCTTATATATTTAAATTTAGAGTGGTGGATTAATGTCAATTAAGAACTTATTTAATAATGATAAAAAAAGCAAAATCATTTCTGCCAATACAGTCCAATCAGCTTCGGTTGAAGTTGAGGGCGTAGAATTTGTAAAAACCAAAACTAAAGAAAAAAACAAGTTTGTTCCTCCCTTAGACTTTTCGACTGCTTCAAATTTTGCTAAATTTGGTTCCGCAAAGCTTTACTATGAGTATGGCTTTAAAAGAATATATCAACAATATCCTTATGATGGCACATTAGCAGAAAAACAAGCATTTGAATACAGTGGTAGTTATCTAGATACTTACATATTTGATAATCTTTATCCTCGAACCAATGGATACGTCAATTTTAATATTCTAACAGATGGTAAGATAACTGGTGGCTCTGTTAGTAATGGTTATTATCAAAGTGCTAACAATAAAGAGTATATTCAAATTCTTGGAGGTCCACATACTGCATCAGGTGGTATGACTGGTCTTAAATATCATGACACTTTTGATGAGTCTACTCTTTACGACCCAACAAACAAAAGAGAAAACAACTTAAAAGTGGATTTGTTGACTGGTAATACGATTGAGTTTTGGTTAAAGAAAACAGGATATGATGTCTCTTTAGGACACAGAGAAGTTCTTTTTGACCTAACAGATCAAGAAAACAAAAGTTTACAATTATTTTTATCTGCTTCTGGGCATGACCACGCAGGTAGAAACGCTTTAAACATAAGATTCAAAGGAGTTGGGCCCCTAGCTATAGATGCTCCTTTAACTTTAGATTCTTATACAACAAACTCTGTAGGCGACGGGAATTGGCATCACTATGCGGTCACTTTGAAAAGTAACTCTACTGACAAAGTAACAACCAAATTATTTATAGACTCTGTCTTGCATAAAGAACAAGAAATAGCGTTTCCTGCTTCTGTATGGACTGAAATTGATTCAAACACATATGGTTTGTTGGCAACAATAGGAGCAGGAAGTGGTCACTATATTCCAACAGGGAAAGGAGACGGACAGCTTTTTTCAGCCTCTGTAGATGAGTTTAGGTTTTGGAAATCAGAAAGAAATGGTAAACAAATAGGTCAAAACTGGTTTACTCCAATTGGTGGAGGTACGGATGACAGTTTAGACAACATTAACTTAGGTGTATACTTTAAATTTAACGAAGGTATAACCCTAACATCTTCCACAGATTCTACAATATTAGACTACTCTGGTCGTTTATCTAATGGAACGTTTGTGGGATATCACGCAGATACAAGAGAAACAGGTTCTGCTATAGTAGAATCGGGAGTAGTCACATCAGAATTTAAAGATCCTATTATATATTCTTATCACCCAGATGTTGTGTCAAAACAAGCTGAGCTAACCACAACAGGCTCTTTACAAGACTATGAGAATACTTCATTGTTTTATCACTTGATGCCATCTTGGATTATCGAGGAAGACAAAGAAAATGGAAATTCTAATTTAGAATATTTATCACAGATAATAGCTAGTTATTTTGATACTTTAAACGCTCAAATTTCCTATTCTAATAGGTTTAAAGACAAAAGGTACTATGGTCCTACCGTAAACAAAGATAGGCTCACTGATGAGACATCTGTGACGTTTTCTGGTTCAATGAAACCAATGCCGTTTACAAATAAATTGTTAAGAGAACAAGGTTTTGTTTTACCTGAATTGTTTGTTGATGCTGACATTATTCAAGAGTTTAGAAAATATGACCAAAATCAAATTTACGAAAGAGATTTATCAGAGGTAAGAAATTTAATATATCAAAATCTCTACAACAACTTAACAAACATATATAAATCAAAAGGTACTGAAAAATCATTTAGAAACTATCTCAAATGTTTTGGTTTAAATAGTGACTTGATTAAATTGAACTTATATGCCGATGGAGCAACGTACACTCTAAAAGACAATTATGAATTAAAAGCATTAGATACAAGAGTTTTAAACTTTGATCATGAAAACAATCATTCCGCAAACGTCTACATGAATACAGGCTCTGGTGATTTTGCCTACATCAAAGGAAATGTAAACACAGATACTATGCACAGTGCTTTTAGTATCGAATCGGAAGTGATAATTCCTCAAAAACTTAAAGAAGACCATCCATCTTATACAAATAAATCATTTACCACATCCAGTATATTCGGTTTTCACCAAATAGATACAACTTCCGCCCCTTTTAATGATTATTACGGTGGTGCTCAACTAGATGCTCCAAATAAAAATATAAAAATTCTTTTAGCATCTACAACTAATCGTGACGAAAGTAAGTTTGTAATATCTGGTTCTGATAATTTATACTTAACCTCTTCAATAATAAAAAACGCCTATAGCAATTCAAAGTGGAACTTAGCTTTAAGAGTCAACAATTCTAAGTATCCTTATTCTCAACTGAATGGTACAGGAACACCAACTGTAGATGTTAGTTTCTATGGAATAGAGTTGGTGAATGGAGAGATTAATAATTATGTAAATTTAACAGCTTCAAATATTACTGATGGTAGACAATACCTAACATCAAGCAAGAAGGTTTTTGTCGGAGCAGAAAAAGAAAACTTTTCTGGTAGTATTATAAACCATTCTGACATTAAGATTGGAGATGTTAAGTATTGGCAATCTTACATCACAAATGAAGACTTGAAGCAACATGCACTGGATTTAGACAATTCAGGGTTTTTAAACCCTTATAGATCAGATAATATATTTACACTAGATAACCAGCATGTGCCAAAAATAGATACTTTGGCGTTCCACTGGAATTTTAATCAGAACACAACAACAGATACAAATGCAGAAATGGAAGTGTTAGATATATCTTCTGGGTCTGCTAGCTTAATTAATAGATATAACTGGCTTAGTAACATAACAAAAAGAAAATATCACGGACTAGCTCATGGGTTTCCAGCTTCCTCTACCAATGTAATTGAAAAAACATACATCAGTACAGCTAAGAAAAAATCACCAAGCTCAGTCTACACTTCTGATATGGTAAAGATAGTAGACAATGAAAAGAAAAACTTTTTTCAAGATGATGATGTGTCTGACAATTTTTTCTCTTTTGAAAAGTCTATGCAAGCTGTTATAACTGATGATATATTAAATATTTTTGCATCTATAAAAGATTTTAATAATTTAATTGGGAACCCAATCAACAAGTATAGACCAAACTACAAAGAAATGCAAGCTTTAAGGTCTTTGTATTTTGAGCATATTGAAAATGAACCTGATCAAGAAAGGTTTTTTGAATTTTATAAGTGGATTGATTCTTCTGTTTCGTTCGGAATAAATCAATTATTACCAGCTTCCTCTAGATTCTCAGAAGGAATAAAAAACACTATTGAAAGTCACGTCCTAGAGAGAAACAAATATCAACATAAGTTTCCACTAGTCTCGCAAAAAACCTCTACTGAAGGTGTTATCAAATCTGTTAATGAACTTAAGTATAACTGGAAGCATGGTCATTCACCATTACAGACTAAAGCCACTGCCACAATTGTTGTCTCTAATGCTGGTGGTGTATTTAATGGAGATACATTTGTTTTAATAGACCCATCAGGGATTAGCACAACCTATACTGTAAATGGTGGTGTTGCACAAGCATCTGGTGGTGGTTCTGGTGGTTCTGCAACTGTTGGTTTTGCTGGTGTTGGTGGAGGAGTATCTGGAAAAATAGCAGCTGCATCTGCAATCGCTATAGCAATCAACGCCACAACAGATGCTAATTATACGGCTATCTCTAATGGTGTTGATACTGTAACTATTACACAGGGAGTATTTGGCAATACAGGAAACAGAACAAATACTGATTCAATCTCAGGAGTAACTGTTTCTAACTTCACCGGTGGCAATAGCAAACATAATGAAAACTGTCTCTGGGATAGAAAACGAAGAGAAAGAGAAACAACAACAGCAGAAACTATTAGAAAAGCTATAAACACTACAAGTAAAGTAGAGAATAAGATACTTGCCGAGGTAGATGGTACTAGATATTTTTTAGAAGATGATTTAGAAAAAACAACAGCCAGAGTCCATCAAATAGAATTGATCAAAAGAAATACAATTCATGGTGGAATAAATTATAGAAACAACAAAAATAGAGATTATTATTTAGAAAAAACCCACATTCACGGAAATATAAACTCAGAAGGTGTACCCGAAAATGTTTTGGTAGTTGGTGTAGGAGAAGGTCAAGGTTTAGATACCAATGTTTCTTGCCAAAGTGAAGTTGATTCTCGAAAAAAATACCACTGGGATTTCACAGCAATTGTCGGTATGTTTTCAACTACAACTGGAGATCATCCTTTAGATGATTTATACTCTAGTAAAAGCTTAATCAAAGGACACTATGCTTTTCCGTTTAACTTTATATCGGGAAACATTAGCTCAGGGTACAACAGAGAAGTAAGTAGTAGTTACAGAGGTGATGTAATCTTAACCAACATTCACTCTGATACCACTTATCGCTCAAATGATGTACCTATGCAAGGTCCATTTACTGAAAGACATGTTGGTGGATTACAGTCAAGACACCAACCAATTAACAGTTATAACTCTTCTAAAAATTCTATTAATAAAATAGATGATGCTTTATTAAGAGCTGAATCATTTTTAATATTAATTGGTGAGCATCCTGATGAGTCGATAACAGACGGTGCTTTAGGTATAACTGGTCCTGACTATGGAGGCCCTTATCCTGCTAAAAACCAACCTTTTGGAATAAGATATAGAAATCAAAGAGCTAAGCGACCATTAAATGTAAGAAACATTCAACATAACACTTCTTCCAATATTGCTGGTAATTATAATAAAAATTATGAATTTTTTAGTTCTGTTGGAAGAAAAGAAAACAATTTTAGATTTAGATCAATTGAAGACCAAGTTGATTTTGTAGAGCCAACTTTAAAAGCGGCATTGCCTCATACTAACGTGAACGCTTCTTTAGTTGCACAGAAAACAGGCGGAGATGGAAATGTGTTGTCCAGTAATTCAAACCGGTTTAATGACAACGTAAAGTCTCACTTAACACCAGAATTATCAACAGTCGAAGACAACAAGCCAACAAAATCAATAATAACACAAAAGTTCTCAGCTCCTGGTGGGTTTGAAACAATGTCCAGAGTTTTTCTGGATGCTATAGATGGCGAGAGAAGTGTCTACAATGCTTTACCGTTTAGAAATTTGTCTGTAAGGTCGAGTGGTAGTGGAGAGTTTGTAGAAAATACAAGTCGTTCTTGGCTACCAAGCGATGACCACGACAGTACAGATCTTGCAATTTGGCTATCGCAAGACTCTGGTTTGGTCGAAAACTCAGGAAGAGTTGACACTTGGACAGATAGACAAAATGGTGTTGTATTTCGAATGCAAGCTGGTAACCACAATACATATAATACAGGCACAAACTCTCCCTCAATAGTATCAGCAGGATCGTATAATTTTATACGTTTTGATGCGTCAAACCATGAATTTCTAGCTGCAACCTTTGACAATTCTTTAATGAACCTCTATAATTCAGACTACTCTATTGTGGTTGTGTATAAAGCTTCTACATCAAATTCTCCACCAAGTGTTGGAGATCTTCAGCAACAAGGCTCCAATATACGTAGAGGTCCTCTCTTAAACATTGGAGAAGACTTAGAACTATCTTTAATGGAGGATACACTTGGTAGTGGCTTTGACAACGCAATTATAATCGAAAACGAAACAAGTGCTACCTCATATCTTCAAAGTATAACGAAGGGAAGTGAATTTCAAGTTGTAATTTATGTATATAAAGATGGAGGCGGAAGTAATTATGGATTCTTTGCTGATGGAAAAACATCAACAGTTTTGGAAGCTAGAGGCTTGTCCAACGACAATCCACAAACCCTAGTGCCTATGAGTCTTTTATCTTCTGATTCTAATGGAAGTACACCTAATATGAGAATAGGTAGAGATCCTGATTACGCATATGGCAATCAAACTCAACAATTTGATTATGCATTTGGAGAGTTTGATTTAGTCGAAGTGATGCTCTTTAAAAAAGCTTTAGAAACAGATGAAAGGGAAAAGATAGAAGGTTACGTATCACACAAATATAGCATCGAATCTAACTTAGTTAGTGGCCACACCTATGAATCAAGTCCTCCACCCGGAATCGTTAGTACAGGCATAAACACTCCAAGAGTAAACTCTCACAACAACAGAAGAGAAGGTCTAAGAACTCTCTTAACAAGACCTATGGGTAGGTTTGGAATTGACTCTCAATACGGAACAGTTACCGCTGAAACATACACAACAGAGGCAAGCTTCCAGAAACAACACAGAAACAACAGATACAGTGTGTCTTCTTCAACAGAAGGTTACAATCCAATAAGTGATAATGCTTTTGTATCCACACAAATACCAGCAACTGATTTACAATATTCTTGGACGGCTAAGTTAGCCAAAAACGAATATAGTATGACCGGAGGTCTCCATAACACCTTTAGATATGGAAATAAAACAGGTAAAGTGATAATTAATAATCAGGTAGAAAATATAATTAATTACCCAATATCATCATCTTTTGATTAAAATAATAAGGAAACATAATGCCAACAGAAGCAATACACATCAATACAAACCTTGAACTTATTGATCCAATTGAAACCGATGAAGGTTCTTTTGGTGAATATAGTAATACTTTTGGTTTAGCGAATTACAAAGTACTTGTCGCACCAGCGCTTGCGGGATACATTGTAGCAAAACCAGTTCGAGAAAATAATGCAGATTTTGTAAGACTACCACTTCTTAATATAAAAAGAAATGGCCCTTATGGTTATCCTTCGTGGAAGCAAATACGAGCCGGAGAAAACAATATATCTAGAACACATAGAAAGAACAACATTTTGACTTTTGTTAATCATCCCGTAGAAAAAATTATAATTCAAAATGGCAAAAGACATGTTGTATCTCATCGAGACGACACAATTCAAGTTTATGACGAACCAGCTGTTGTTGCGAAACACAAGCCTTTAGAAATAATGTTATCAAGACCTCTGAGAGAAGGAGGGTCTCCATTTCCATTTTTAATTAAAGTTGATTACAACAATGGCTTAAACATGATGACAAACAAAGAAGTCAATGCTTATGCAAAAGCAATTACAAAAGAACCAGAGTCTTACAATAGCATCAAGAATATGTATCTAGATGGAGGTCTTCAAGACCCATCTTCACCAATTAGTGGATTTCACTATTTAAAATTTAATCAAACAGTATTTCCAGTAGAAAAAAGAACTTTTAAAGCAGAAAACAGGATCAGAGTGAGCATTCCAACAGGAGAATTTTGGAAAGACAGAAGGTATGAGAGATCGGCAAATACTGACAAAGAAGCAGTAACAGCTGATGGTTTTTGGTACAATGGTGAAAGAACAACTCGTAAAGTAAACAGTTCTGCTTGGCCATTGGATGTATCACAGACCTGGGCAACTAGAACCACAGCGCCTTTACTTGATAGCCAGCCATCTTTTTTCACTCAATCAAATTCCACAGGTATTGGTGGAGTTAACACTAGAGTTGATTTTGGTATTTTACAAAATAACTATAACATGATTGTTTCCGGAGGATTACAGATATCAGGACCATCAGACAATCTAGATGCATTAAATATAGCATATGGTGGCGCAACAAGAGCAGCACCACTATACAGTAGAAAACACACAAGATTAGAGAGGCTTTCTGTTGTAGCACCCTCTGGTAGACGAGATTTAATTCCTGCTAATGACTTAGAGGCTGATGAAAGATATGCGGGAGAAGCCGCTTGGGATGCCCCTGCACAAGCTGGTAGGGGCCCTTTTGATGATAATGTAGAAGTTTTTACTCAACACACAAAAACAAAATATAAAAACTATGGTGTTGTTCCTGAATACAAAATCAATTCTCATATAGATTTTTATCTAGAAAATGGAATAAAAGCTCAAAACTTAGATTTATTTGAATTACCAGAAGGTGGACCTGGTGGACAAGAAACAGATGTTTCCTCTGAAGAGAATTTTTATAAAATATATTCCACATCCGATTTTTTAGAAAATTTTAATATAATAACAGAAGAACATAAAGGTTTTGCTGAACCTTCATCTATTAAATTAACCTGTAATGCAGTTTTAAAACTAATGCCTTACGACGGTTTTTACCCAGCTCAAAGATCAGTAGATCTAGCTCAGACCTTTTATGATTCTTATAAAGATAATATTAAATACCTTCAGATCAGTTCTACAGATGATAAAAGACTAAAGGACCCATTTGGAACTAGTTTGTACGGATATGATTATACAAAACCTTTTTTACAACCATTATTCTCACCAGGTGTTTTTTTTAATACAATAAAATCTGGCATAGCAGTAGACCATGCTATTCATAATTCCAACCTACTTCAAATCCCAGCTGGAGACTCGAATGCTGCTGCCAGAAACCCAATATACAACGTAGGCACTGGTACAAAGCAAAATGCTTTTGTTTATAACTTCGCAGGTACAGTTACAGGCTCTCGCAATCAAGATTTGGATAGAATACCTTTTGAAGCTTTAGTTGAACCAGAAGAGTTTTTAAAAAATAAACTTATATATCAACAAGAACCAAATCTTAGCGCTTCTATTGATATATTAAACGATGCATCACTAAGTACGACTGAGAAAGAGCAATCTGCTAAACCTATAATTTGGGACGGTCAGGGAAAAATTAATTATAAAAAAATGATCAATAATTTTTTAGCTGAAACACCAGAATTTTTTCTAGAAAACAAAAACTTCACAACTTACAAGTCGCTTAGACAGGATGATCCAAGCTTTGGTAACTTAAAAAGAAACGTCAAATATGCAATGAGAGTTGCAATAGCAAAATCTACTTTTGGTGGAAAATTCAAAATATCGGGCTCGTCTGACGATCAAGAGCCACATGAAGTTCCTAGTATGACTTCGTTTTTAACTGGTGCATACACAAATGACCCAACAGATGACAATGAATCAAAGATTATGGAAAATATAACTATGTACTCTAGACCATCAGCTTTCGGCCCTGACTTTCTTATGGCAGACATTAAGGACGATTGCACTACTGGTCATTATCAAGTCCACACTCCACCGTATTATGACGGAGCAGCTTGGACACACATTGAATTTACACCAACTGAAACAAAAAAATATACTAGTAAAGAAATATTAGAGGGAAGTAGTATGTCTCACTATAGATATTCTTATATAATGCTTACCTCAAGTCTCGCTCAGGGTCATATCTATGGTATGGGTAAAACATTTCTTGAAGGTGTAACAACTTCAATAAACTTAGTTGCTATGCAAAATGATGCTAGCTTAAACATATTTAATATAGAGAGTAAAAACGAAGGAACAGTTCTTTTTATTTCTTCAAGCCAAGGAGACAGTATTGAACAATCTGATTCCAGATTAACTATACAAACAAAATTTGAAACGCCAATACTAAACTTTAATAAATCCCATTTACTTACAATCCCTCAAAAAGGTTCCGGTTCGGTTCCGCGTGGGATGTGGCATCAATTTGGTTCTATACCAAAAAAAGACGAACTAATATCCCTAGAGATATCCGACATACCGTCTGAGTGGTATGATCAAGCAGCAGGAGCAAAGGGTGGTGGTACTAGTGCCGAGTCTCTCGCAGACGCTCTTGGCTTTGAAAAAAGTCGAAGAAGGCTTGGAGAGTTAGCAAAAAGCAAAAAAATAAAAGAAGCTGTTGTTGCTGTTCCTTTTTATGACCAAGGAGCAGAAAGAAAGTTTTTTAGAATACCAAGAACAGACATAGATAATGCGATAGGAAATAACGAACAACAAAAACTAGTTGGCTCTACTGTGCTCGATATGGTGAACAAGATGAAACAGTACAACTTTCCTCCATCAATGGATTTTCTAACGTATAACAATGTAGATCCTTTTGCAATGTATATATTTGAATTTGAGCATGTTTTATCTAGACAAGATTTGTCATATATTTGGCAAAATTTACTACCAGATATTGGCATGCAACACAAAGAGGCGTCTGCTACTATTACACACGAACTACTAGCTCATGAGCTTTTAGGTGGTGGTTCTAAAGTTGTTAACACCGGTGGAGGAAAAGTACTAGACATATCTGCTAAAGGAAAAGACTTTAATCCTGAGATACGTTGGATGGTTTTTAAAGTAAAATTTAAAGCTAAGCACGATTACTACGAAAAAATAATAGGTAAAAGGTCTAAGCTTGACGTAACAACGGCTAACATAAATTACAATTGGCCTTATGATTTCTTTTCTCTTGTAGAACTAGTTAAATTAGACGCATCTGTCGAGTTATCTCAAATTGAACAAGATGAGAAAACTGGTGTAAGAAAACTTAAACCCGTAAACTCTCCAAACCCGATGCCTGTTACAAGAAACTTTAGAAATGGAATTAAGAAAAAATGAGTTTTTTCAATAAAAAAGAAGATGTCCTCCACATAGAATTAACGCCATACGGAAGGCACTTGCTTTCTCTTGGAAAACTAATGCCGGACCATTATCGCTTTTTTGATGATGATATAATGTACAATTCAAATCACATACCAGCTGGTGGCTTCAGTGAAAACCAGAATGATGCACATGGTAGGATATTAAATGATACTCCTAAAATAAAACCAAATGGTAATTTTAAAGGTGTAGAAAGTGATATAAATAAATTAAATAGTGATGAAATTGAAGGCTATGAAGTAGGCAAGGACCTTAGAAATTATAGAAAAGAAAATAATGAAATACATATAAATAAATTACCCTATTCTATGGGAAGTATCAAATACGACCAAATACAGACCCCTGCCTTGAAAATTGATATGTTTAACGGTGAAATTTCAGATTCAACTGATAAGTTTTTAACAGGCTCTAACAACCATGTCATCAACATACCACAAATAGAAATTGATGTTGAATGGAATTACTCTGTTGTAGAAACTCAAAATGCCTCTTTAGTGTCCAATATTAACAATATAAAGTCCGTTTACAAGACAGAAGAGGTAGGAGGGCAAGTTGTAAAAATAATGCCTGAAATACCCATTATTAGAACTAAAATGGAAGGCGCCTTTGACGTAAAAGATAGCTTCTATATAACTGCGTATATGTGTGAAGAACTTGACGGTGAAATTGTATATAATAAATTAAAAAGAACACCGGTTGGCAATTACATAAAAGATGATATGTTGGTTCTTAATGAAATGGAGTTAAACAACGATTTTTTATCAGATGGAGATATAAATCCGGATTATTTAGAACACTACCTTAGTATTGTCACAGATCGTTTAATACCAAACGAAGATTTGTGTGCTACGGTTGGAGAACTTGAGGTAAAAAATATATACTTAGATGAAAAGCTTGATTGCGAAGACTACCAAGGTGATGACCTCACACTTAATCCATACGCCTCTAGAGTAACTTTAGATGACCTTAAGGGAGAGTGCTAATGATAGATAAAATTGGTTTTGAAGTATTACCAAATGTATATTTTAGAGACATCTTTGTTACAAAAGTTGTTACTCATAGTGATAATGTAAATAAAAGAATTTTCAAAAGATTAGAATTTAAAGTAAAACTTATTTGTTACGACGACATAGTAACCAAAACTTGGTCGAAAAATGATTCAACGATAATGCCATTAATGCAAATTAAACTAAATGTCCTTTTTGGCGATGATATACAAGAAGAATATGTTATTCCTATATCTGCTAATAAAGAGATAGAGCATCAGTTTATGCTATCAGAATCAACAATGAAATTGTATAGCAACTATAGAAAAGAAGATAACATATTATTAGAATGTTGTGTTTTTTTAGATAGTAATAAACTAAAATCATATTATGCTATTGATATAAACGAGGAAATAAGAGGACCAAAAAGCTCAGAAATAATAATCAATGGCAAAGAACATAAACATGTAACACCTCAAAAAACATATATTTATGTTTATGAAGACGGTAGACCTGTGTATGGTCCGTATCATCAACATATAGCACCTCCAGAAGTAACTCAGGAAGTTGTGATGCAAGGTTCGTTTCATAGGAACAAAGCGCATAAAAAGATTTTTAGAAAAGAAATAGCAAGTGCACAAAAAATATCATATAATGTAAAGCATGAACCAATTTTTAATATTAACTTGAATGACCCTAAGCCAATAGGAAACCTTCCCTATGATTTTAATTTTAAAGGGGATAATATCCCCTTGTTATCAGAAGAGATATTAAACAGATTAAAGCCTACCTTAATAAGCAACTTTTCTCAAAATGACAAAAAATCAAAATTTAATATATCTTTTTCTAAAAACATCATGGGTCTTCAAAACAAGAATTGCAAAACCTTATACAAGACAAACCCAGAGTTGTTTCTATCTTTACAAAATAAAATTAGTGTAAAAAGTATGACTGTTTTAAGAGCAGAGATAAACTCTCAAGTCATAAGAAACAGATGTAATGTTATAATAGGAGAAACCGAACAGGAACTTAAATATGAAAAAGTTTCTTATATTGTTTTTAAAGATAACAACGTTGATGAAACAATAACTTTTAGAACCAACGATGGCCGCCTTAGATACATCGATAAGAAATCAATTAAAAAATTAGAAGATAACAATTATAAAACAAACGATTTCACAACAAGAGGCTTGAGAGACTCTAAAGTGATTTGTTCTGTAAAAAAATCATCCGTGCAAATGGAGGATGTGGAGACTTTAGATTTTGTAGACAACTCCCTAGATGAAACAAGTAATACTAAATACAAATATTCAATTGAATATGAAGTAGAAACAAAACTTGATAGTATTATAGCAGAAACTGTTAACAATTTAAGAAAGCAAGTTTCTGAAATTAATGGTATATTAAGAAGAGTCGAAAGAAAAAAACATTTTAATTTTAGAACTAATCGGTTTACAAAATCTTTTATGATTGAACTACACAGTTATTATGACATGGTGCTTTTTGAAGAGAACGGATTATTAAACCTAATACAGAACAACTCTACAAACAATGTTAAAGCTTATTGGATTCAAGCGCCTTTTTTATTATCAAAAGTCACAGAGTTCTCTAGAGGCAAAGGTGACCAAATATATAAGGATGTCTACAACTTGTTATCCCCAATGACTACATCTCCGATAAAAATTAGAAAAGCTGTCACCATAATGAATAAGGAAATTAAATATATAGAAGACAAATACAATCTACCAAGTAATAAAAAAACCAGTAAGGTAGTGAAAAAGAATCAAAGTAAACCAAAAAACAAGTTTACTATAAGACACAGTTCAAACAAAATTATAAAAAATAAAAAAATGTTAAACAAAACTTCTTTTATAAAAAACATAAAAAATGGAAAACTAAAGAAATCAGAATTAATCAAAAGAGGCAATGTTGAGGTTAATAAGTTTTTTAACACTCAACCTGTGACCTCAAATTTAAAATTTGAGTCTCTAGATAATGATGAAAAGATAGCCTTATCTGATATCACTGAAAATTTGACTTACTTCACTCCTCAATCTATAAAAATAGGTTCTCAAGAAAAAGACCTGTCGGGTAACAATATTGATAAATTTAATCTGGATTTTTTTGATAAGATTGTTGATGCAAAAATAAAAAATTCTTTACAGTTTTCAACTCCAAAAACTAATGTAGCAAATCTAATTTCATTACAAGTGGTTGATGACCCTAACGTAAAAGATTATTTAGGTGATGATACTCTATTTGTAAGTGAAAACTTACAAGCAACCGAGCAGTTTAAAAGACTTAAAGCTTTTAACAATAGTTTTGCAAAAAATTTGTCTATTAATAAAAAGAACAAGTTAAACACCGCAAAGTTTGATCCTGATTCTAATAAGTTTTCTTTAAAAAAATATAACAAAGTAGATAAAAAATCAAAACTAAAAAATCTTCCGCTTTCCATAAAGTCTATATTACTTGGAAATAACGAAACTATTACAAAATTTCCAATAAGAAATGGTCTGTTTGACCCTTTAAAAAGCCCAGAAACCAGTGAAGCCACAAAACAAAACTTTACTAGAATAAAAAAACTTGAATATTTAAGCGGCTATAGTTTTAAAGGTGGCTTTCCTATACTTAATAAACCAAAGTGGGTCAAGTTTGATAAAAGCTCAATAAATTATTCTAAAAAAATACTATGTAGAATGATTGATTATGAAGACGAAGATTTTGATATAACAGTTGATAACAACGAAATACCATCTGTTGATGATGTGTTTACACTAGAGGATTGAATAAATGCCAACCGAAGCAGAGTTATTAGAAGATTACACAATAGAATTAAAAAATTTAATTAATGCAAACATAGATGCAGCTAGCACAAACCCTTTAGTTGAACAAGAACCTAACTTTGCTGGGGATTTTATTAAACAAAATTCACCAGTAAAAGATATTTATGAATATGAAGATATACTAAACGAGAATTTAAATGAAGTTAATACAACAGAAACACAACCTACTGATTCCAGAAACACTACAGAGCCCAACAACTCTGGACAGTCTTCTAGCTACTAGTTATAACTCAAGTGGTGATTTGGTCGAAAGTGATCAGGATTTCAGCTATTCAATCCCTGAAGCATTTATTACTGATACTGATAATGATTTATCCGAAATTATCACCATTTTGTCTCCAAGGAACTCAGAAATAAACGATAACTTATCAAACACAGGTGATTCATTTGTATACAGCTTATTAGCTAACAAACCAGCAACTTTTTCGTTACATTCAATTTACAATTATGAATTTTTTACTTATGAACAGTTAACAAAAAACTTAGACAGCTTATTATTGCCAAGCTACAATCTGTTTAGACATGACGTTAACACAGATATAAATACAGTTAAATCTTACGGAGGCAAATACAATCCCAATGATGTAGCATCGAAAGTTTTAATTAAGAATATTAACGACAACACTATAAATCACTACTATACTTTTTTTGATAAAGCCAACCAAAAGCTTGGAAACGAGGTAAAAGATTACGATGATAACTATTACAAGTGGCTTACTGATACAGAAATGAGAAACCCTTCTTTACCAAACGACTATCACTTAAAAACAAAAAATATTTTTATGGAATCTACCAGCAACAAAGATACTGCATATATACCTTTTTATAATTTAATAAAAATTAATAAAATGCAAAAATCTGATGAATATTCTTTGATAGACATATTGAAAGATTTAGATATATTTTTCAACATCATGGTTCACACAAAAAGAGAACAACCAGAAGTATCTAGACACAAACAAGGTGCAAGGAACATTTCTATAAAAAAATGGGATTTAAACCTTGAACAATTAAACGATGGTGTACAAGAACTAGATGATGAGACATTTTTAAAAAACAAAAGTATTAAAAACAACAAAACACTAAGCACTTCGCGCCCAATAGAAAAATTAAAAAACTATTTTGATGATAGATTAAAAAAGTTTATTTTATATAAAAAATTACAACAAGTCAAAAAAGAAAATGTTCTAAACTTTGTGGACATGATTATAAACAAAAAACCTATAAACAAAGTTTTTATAGGTTTCAAAATAGAGAAAAAACTTTCTTTAGGCGGAACAACTACACAGACCTTTTACATTCAAAGTAATGATGTACAATTAATAGATACACAAATACAATATGACAGAACATATTATTATAAAATTTCAGAACTTTTTTTGTCATATGAAAACGAATATAGCTATTCAACCAGTGAAGAAATAGTCCTTAGTTATGATGATTTTGATTACCAAAATAAAATTGAACTTTTGTTTTCATCAAACGTAAATATGAAAATTATAGAAATACCAACAGGGATGCTTGAAAGAAGGGTCCTTGCTCCTCCACTATTTAAACCAGATATTAGAGTTTATACCAACACACAAGTAGACCATAAAGTAAAATTTTTAGTTAGCGATAGATTTGGTAACTCAACAACAAGAGAAGATTTTTATACTGTTTTAAACGAATCAGACAGAGAATACAGAGAAAGACTTAAATTAGCTGGTATAGTAAACTCTTCAAATCGATCTTATTTCTCATACAGAAGCAGGACAGGTACTTTTAGAGTGTATAAATTAGAAAAGAAGCCTACAAAATATGAAGATTTTGCTGATTCTTTCTTGGGAGTAATTGGAGATACAAGCAATCTTGACGGAGTGCCATCAGCATTGTTCACTGATCACATAAAGTACGAACAAAAATATTATTATCTATTTGTACCAATAAGTAGGCAAGGACAAGGAGGTAACCCTTCTTTTGTTCAAGAAGTTCAGTTGTTAAAAGATGCTGATGAAAATATATTAAGATACAGTTCTTATGAATTATCAGAACCTGAAGAAGACTATATCAACGAAACATCTTATAGAAAATTTATTCAAGTTGTACCTAATTATAATCAGACAATACCAAAAAGTAATTTAGACATGGTACAAATAAGCGAAACTAATGAAAATCCAAAATTACTTGGACCTGATGAAAATAGCTTATGGGATTTAAGAGGAAACAAGTTTATAAAACTTAGAGTAGAATCAAAATCAACAGGAAAGAAATTTGATTTGAACTTAAGATTTAAATTAAAAAAACCATAGTTTGAGATAATTATAGAGAATAGGAGAATATAAATGGCATTTCAAGACAACAGTGGAGACATAATCTTTGACGTAGTTCTTACCGATGAAGGTAGAAAACGCTTAGCAAAAGGTGATGGTAGTTTTAACATAGCACAGTTTGCCCTCGGAGACGATGAGATAAATTATGCCTTGTATGATAAAACAACCACAACAGCAACACAAGATTTATCTATTTTGCAAACACCTGTGTTTGAAGCTTTCACTAACAATATGTCTTCTATTAAGACAAAACTTATGACAATACCAAGAAACGATTTGTTGTACCTTTCTGTTTTAAAATTAAATGAATTACCAAGAGGCGCAGCCATGCACTCTAATGGCGCATTTGTTGTAGCTGTTGACGGAACAACAGAAAACAATAACGAAGCAGAAACACCCACAACAGCAATTGGTATAGCCAGCGATAAAAAAATAAACGAAGGTATAATTTTTGGTAAGACAATCAAAGAACAGTCAACCTATATCAGAATCGATTCTGGTTTAGATACCACCGAAATACCACCAGACGGCACATATATTTCAGATTTGCAAGAAACTGGTTTTATAATTGAAATTGATAATAGGTTAGGAAACATATGTTCTAAAGATGGTTCAATAATTAAAACACCAGATTTTATTGATGATGATAATGTCGCAAGTTATTCATTCCAAGCAGGAACTGCTGGAGACCCTCAGTTTGTTCAGTTTAATACCAGCACTGTGAATGGTGGAACAGAAACTATTGCCGGTCCTCGTGGCATCATGATTGAATTTAAAATTAAATCATCTATTGATTTAGAAAAAAGCTCACACTTGTTTACTTTGTTGGGAACAGATAGCACTATGACTAAAGCTGCAACTGGTCAACAAGCAATTAAACAAATAGACTCTGTTGTTAGAGTTATAGGTGAAAGCACAGGCTACGCTGTAAGCGTTCCTGTTAGATTTGTTAAAGTAGTATAAAAAAGGATATAAAATGGCTAATACGTTTAAAAATATAGAACCAAATGATGTAATATCAACAAGAACTCTTCTTCATGAAGCAATTCCATTAACAGGAACAATTGTTAGTGGAACTTACGGAACAACTAATAAAATACTTGGTGATGAAGAGAATGTAAAAAACTTTTCACACGGAATGTTCCAGTCTGTTTATGATTACCCGTTTCTCAGTTCTTCAGCAAATCATATTTTTGATATAACTGTGGGATATGCTAATAGTTCTACTCTAAGTTCATCTGCAAACGCTCAAAATGCTAAGAAAATTAATTTATATAATCAAATGGCACAAGTTTGTATGGGTTATGACAAAACAGGTTCTATACAATTGTTTGATGAAGATGGAGATTTAGCGTCTGGTACAAAAATGAAAGAGTGTATGTTTTTTAACTTTTCAAGACTTCTTGTCAAAGATGAGATTAAAAAAGGCTCTTTTCAATTAGAGTTAGGAATCCACCCGAGTTTTGAACAAGCAGGTGCTACTACAATGAACAATAGAATTAAAATAACTGATTCCAGTGGCTCTAATGGATACAAGACTAATTCACCTGTTGGCGAATATGGTGTTCTTTTTGCTACTAGTAGTACAACCACCCCAGCAAATACTCTTCAAGCTGGTGTCACATCTACAGGTGTTGGTCAACCTGCTGTTGGTTTAATATTTTATCAAGCAGGAATCGCAGTAATTTCGGGATCAGTATTCAGCAAAGCTAATGCTGGAGGAATACTTAATAATTCTGCCACTGGAATAGATACAGTAAAACTTTCAACTAATAGTGGTAACACTGGTTTTGGCTTTGTGACAGGTTCTCAAATTTCATCTTCCGCCGATGCAATAAGAAACAGAATTTATAATATTCAATTCAATAATACAACGGAATTAAATTCAACAATATATTTCTGTCGTGTAAATCACAATGAGTACAACTATTCTGGTAATCCAACTTATCTTTCAAGTTCAAAGATTGTTGTAAAAGACAACATTGGAGACCAACCAATATCTTATATTACCTCTGTTGGGCTTTATAGCGCAGATGGTGCTCTTATGGCTGTTGGTAAATTATCAGAACCTCTTCGTAAAGACCCATCAATTGAATATACTTTACGAGCTAGACTAGACTACTAAAATGAATTATGAAAAGTTTAAACCAGATGACATCATTATCAATAGAATAAAAGCTCATCCAAAACAAAGCTTTTTCATATACGATCAAGAAGTCTACATAAACACAAGAAATAATCTTGTTGGAGCATATGCAAACGAGTTTTCTGTTGCAACAGGTTCTGTAAGTTTGTATGAATTAAACATAGACAGAGCGCCTGTGGTAGATGGCAAACAACAATCTTTTATAGAACCATCAGTTGTTGGATACAAAACTGTTCTAGCTGATAAGAAACAGTTTAATACCATGTTGGGCAAAGCACACTCAGATTCTCTCTACAGCCCAGCTTCCTCCGGTGAGTACAGGATGAGTGCTTCTATAACAAGAATATACTCTGAGCCTACATCTGTTAAATATTTAGGTGTTGAACAAAATAAAAATACCCATATACTAGCTTTACAAAATTCTGCTGATACTTATACAACATTAAGCAAGCACTATAACTTTACATCCTCGAACTATTTGTCTCGAGACCTTACTGAAGCAACTGTGAACATTATCGACATACCTACAATATTTTATGAATCATCACTTAAAAAAGGTTCTGTAAATTTAAAGTTTTATTTAACAGGATCGTTAATCGGAGAATGTGCTGATACAAAAAGAAACGGTGAGTTGATAGAAACCACAGGCTCTAATGCCGGACAGTGCGTTGGTATTGTTATGTATAATGAAGGTGTTATTGTTTTAACTAGTTCTAATGCCATAGACTCAACAGGTGGTTCTTGGGTTAATTTTAATGGAACTGCTGGTACTGAACAAGCATCTTGGCTTTACTATGCAGCTGGTGCAAATGACGGAATAACTCACGACACCGCAGGAGCAGATCAAATTGCTAATGCTAGTTTTAATTTAGAGTTTGAGGGTACTTCTTATACTAATACAATGACATTGTTTTGCCATGCGGATAAAGGTAAACTTAACTATTCCAATAATCCAACGTTCCTAGAGAGTGGTTCATTTTGTTCTACTTTTAACACTTCATCCTATTCTTACTCTGAGCCGGCCATAAGTATTAAAAATGTTGTATCATCTTCTTATTCTGGACATAATGAAAACTTTGAAAGAACAACTTATATATCCAAAGTTGGTATTTACGATGAAGAAGGACACTTAGTCATGATTGCATCTTTAGCAAAACCGATAAGAAAGAAAGAGAACGACGAGTATACATTTAAATTAACTTACGATATTTAAAAAAAATACTTGACAAACCAAAATTTATATGTTATAATAGATTATTATGATTATTTTAGGACTAGATATAAGTTCAAGCAGAATAGGTTATTGCTTGATAAACGAAAACGAAGACCTGCTTCTTGTTGATGAGATAAAACTAAAACCATCTCAATCTCTCGAAGAACGTGCTGATATCTTCAAAAAAGAAATGGAATGTATTATAAGGTCTTTACAACAACAGGAGGTAGATTATGTTTTTATTGAACAACCATTCGTGGCATTCTCGGGAGGCAAGACAACAGCAGCGACAATGGCCAAGTTACAACGTTTTAATGGTATGTGTAGCTATGTGGTGCACGATTTATTTGGCGGCCCTGCAACTCTCCTTCAGGCGAACAAAGCTCGGGGTCTCGTTGATCTCAAAATCAAAAGGGGTGATAACACGAAGCTCAAGGTTATTGAGTGGGTTAGTGATAAATATCCAAAAGAATTCATAGTTGAGTACACAAGACACGGCAATCCAAAACCCGGAACCGATGATAAAGCCGATGCAATTGTTATAGCAAATGCTGGGTTAAAAACTATTTAGACATAAAGAGGAATTATTATGTCAAACGATATGAAACTTATAATGGAATCTTGGAGAACAAACCAACTTTTGTTAGAATCAGGCCAAAAAAATGTTATAAACTTTGCAAAAAACATTGCATCCAATAAAGTATCAGATGAAAAAATCGAACAGGTTTTTGATAAATTAGAGAAGAATGAAGACTTTTTAAAACTTGTAGATATCTTTAAAAAATTAGAAGAAGAACCTATTGAAGAAGGAGCTTTGCTTGACGCTGAAGCAACAGTGTCGATTAAAGGAATGCAACTTATGGATTACATAAAAAGACAACCCGGCGGGAATGCTCTATTAAAAGCATCAGGCCCAATTATGGCTATGGCTTATATATATACCAAAATAAAAATGGGTCGAGGAGATCTTGACCCTACAGATCTACAATCCGCAGCCGAAATAGCCACAAAAGGAACTAGTGCAGATCTTGTAGATATCGCCACTGGTGGTGGATAAAAAAAATAAAAAAATAATTTGACAAATTTTCAAAACGTGTTATACTAAAAACTATTTAGACATAAAGAGGTACCTTTATGCAATTGATTATGGAAAACTGGAAACAATTTATAAAAGAAAATGTTGGCTCAAAGTTCAAAATTTTTTTAGATATGGACGGAGTTCTAGTAGCATTTACCAAAGGTCATGCAGAAGCCATCATAGCATCTATTCAAAAAGACCCAGAGACAATCAAATCTAAAAGTTCAAAAAAAATATTAAAAAAAATTAACGCCTATCAAGGAGAAGATCGAGAAGAGATTACCATAGACTTTTTAAATAATTTATTAGTTAAAAGAGACAACAAACTTGAAATGACAAAGTGGGAAAAACTAATAAAAAGTTTTCAATTTAAACCAATAACCAACAACATGGACTATTGGGTTAATTTAGAAAAGGCTGAAGGTTGTGATGAACTAGTTAAAGGTTGCCGCGATCTTGTTGGCTATGAAAATGTTTACATTTTATCTGCTCCAATAAACAACGACGAAGGCTCTTATCAAGGAAAAATGGAATGGTTAAAAAACTCTGGTCTTGGCTTTGATGAGGAGCACATTATTTTAAATTCAGAAAAACAAGAAGTGACTGATCGGTTTCCAAACGCTACATGTATTTTAGTAGATGATAGAGAAAAATATTTAAATAAATTTGCAGATGAAGATTTGGAAAATCCTGGAATTGGAGTGTTACATTCGCCAAAAGCATCATTAAATGGAGCTAGCAACTCTTTAAACAAACTTAAAGAAATTATAAAAACTTCTTGACAAATTTTCAAAACGTGTTATACTAAAATCACGGAGGAAATTATGGAGGAAAAAAGAAAGATGTTAACCGACATGCTCGGTTCATATCATCGTAAGGGTAATGAACATTTGTATCACTGTCCTTATTGTAAACACCACAAAAAGAAAATGTCTGTAAACTTTGCAAATGGATTCTTTAAATGTTGGGTTTGCGATATTCGTGGAAAGAACATTTACAGGATTGTAAGAAAATTTGGCAATTACCAACAGAGGCAACGTTGGTTAGAGCTTGATGGTAGACTTGATCTCAAAGACTTTGATAAAATATATAAAGAAATAAACGAAATCGAAGAAGAGCCAACCTGCGACCTGCCAAAAGAAATAATTTCTCTTTGTAATAAAAGACTTCCACGCTCATCTCGTAAAGCAATTGATTATCTTCACAATAGAGGTATTGACGATTACCAAATAAAACTATGGAAAATTGGATATTGTACCGAGGGTAGATACGGAGGTAGAATCATTATCCCATCTTTCAATTCTAACGGAGATCCAAACTTCTTTATTGCTCGTTCTTATGTCGGACACAGAATGAAGTACCTCAATCCAAGAACCACAAAAGACATTATATTTAATGAATTAATGATTGACTGGGATGAGCCTGTTACAATTGTTGAGGGAGCCTTTGATGCTATCGTCGCAGGAACACAAGGCATTCCAATTCTTGGTTCAACTCTTAGACCACAGTCTCGTTTGTTTCAAGCTCTTGCGATAAACGACACACCAGTCTACATTGGTCTTGACCAAGATGCGGAGAAGAAAGCATCGTGGATGATTAAGAAAATGATTGAATACGACATGGAGGTCTACAAGATAGACACTTCTGCCGTTGAAGATGTCGGTTCTATGACTCCTCGACAATTCGAGAACGCAAAAGATAGGGCTCAACCTATAGACCCCGACTATTTCTTTTTTGATAAATTACTAAACGCTATCTAACCATGGAGGATATATGATAAAAATAGCACACTTTGCGGATACACATATTCGTAATCTTAAATTTCATGACGAATACAGGTTTGTATTCAATCAGATATACAAAAAACTACAAAGCCAAAAGCCGGACTACATTGTTCATTGTGGTGACTTGGCTCATACAAAGACACAGTTGTCACCAGAGTATTTTGCTCTGGCCTCTGAGTTTTTAAAGAATTTGGCAGACATAGCACCGACCTACATCATTCTTGGGAACCATGACGGTAATCTAAAGAACTCTGATAGGGAAGATGCTGTATCGCCTATTGTAAATGCACTAAACCACCCACAGCTCCACTTGTTGAAGAACTCTGGTCGTGTTTCTCCACAAGACGGTTTATGGTTCAATGTTCTTTCTATTTTTGATAGAGGTGCTTGGATGCGACCAAAAACCGGAGATATAAATATTGCTCTTTATCATGGTGCTGTTATGGGCTCTAGAACAGGTTCCGGCTGGGCTATGGAACACGGAGATGATGATATTAGTATCTTCAAAGGTCATGATTATGTTATGCTTGGAGACATACACAAACCACAGATTTTAGATACTGAGGGCCGCGTTCAGTATGCTGGTTCTACAATACAACAAAACTTTTCAGAGGACGGAAGAAAAGGATACAAACTTTGGACAATTAGATCAAAAGATGATTTTGATGCTCAACATGTTATCTTTTCAAATCCCCGACCATTTGTTACTATTAATCTAGATGACAAGGGCAAGATACCTCAACACTATCACATTCCACATGGGTGTCGTCTTAGACTAATCTCAACTGTAAACATGGATAGCTCATCCATCCGCAAAATTACCGATTTAGCGCGTTCTAAGTACAATCCGGTGTCTTTATCCTTTTTAAACAAAGGGACGTCTAATTTCACATCCTCAGACGGTCAAGAACACAAAATGGAGAATATGCGAGATGTCTCCGTTCAAGAGAGGTATATTCGAGAATATCTAAAAGATTATGAACTAGAAGAGGACTTGATGAGTCAAGTGCTAGATCTAAACACTAAGTATAATAAAGAGGTCGAGAAAATTGAAGAGGTACGAAGAAACGTCAAATGGAATATTAAAGAGATGGAGTTCTCAAATCTCTTTAACTATGGACAAGGTAATACTTTGGACTTTGCAAATCTCTCTGGAACTGTTGGCATTTTTGGCAAGAACTACAGTGGGAAGTCTTCTGTTATTGATTCTGCTCTTTATGGCATTTATGGCGGAACCAGCAAAGCCGAGAAGAAGAACGTTCACCTCGTCAATCAAAACAAAACTAAAGCCTCTATCAAGATGGTGGTCGAAGCAGATGGTCAAGAGTACCAAATTACTCGTAATCTTAATAAATCTTATAAAACCCAACGAGGAAAGTCCATCCCTGTGGCCTCTGGTGATCTTGACTTCCATAATCTCACTACCGATAGTTCTTGCAACGGTGATTCTGTAAAAGATACTGAGGCTAACATAAGAAAGATTTTTGGTAATATTGAAGACTTCATGATTACTTCCATGGCATCACAGTTGGACTCTCTTGCATTTATCAAAGAAGGGTCTACAAAGCGTAAGAATAAATTGGCCAAGTTTCTTGACCTTGACATCTTTGAACAAAAGCTAAGCTTTGCAAAGAAAGACTCTTCTGAGATATCCGCACTAATAAAGCGTCTTAAAAATAAAAAAATTACAGAACTGTTAGTAGCCAAGCAAGAAGAGATAGAAGAAATCAATGATGATATAGACCACCAAACAGATTTGTGCAAAAAATACAACACACGTTACGAAGAACTACTTGAAGATTTTTTAAAGATAGAAGAAGAGATTAGTTCTATTCCACAAAATATCATTGATATTGATGAACTAGAAGATGAAATAGATCGTCTTGATTTAGAAATTCACAAAGCTGGTGTAAAAGTATCTGAAAACAAACAGCAGATAAAACAAAACCAACTTGCTATTCAACAAGCAGATGATATTGTAGACTCTATAAACAAACATAGGCTTACGAAAATTTTAGAGCAGTGTAGTGAGTTCGAAGAAGCTCTAAAGTCCTCAGAACAAGAACTTAAGAAGCTTAAAACAACAGAAAAACAATCTATTAAAAAAATCAATATGCTTCATGACCATAAGTACGATCCTGATTGTGAGTATTGCTCTAACAACAAATTTGTCAAAGATGCTACAAAAGCCAAAGATTATCTCCCAACTCTTGAAGAAGAGATTGAGGAAGTAGAAAAAATAATTGATGGTTGGAAATTGAGTATCTTTGGCCTCGATAAAGAATCAGCTAAGAAAGAATTGCAAACTTTGGATAACAGTATAACTAAAAGAGACAAGTTTATGGCTACAAACAAGAATTTAGAAATAACAAACGAATCTCTTGTTTCTAGAATTTCTTTGATGGGTAACCAAAAATCATCTTTGGAACAAGAGCGAGATGAATATAATGCTAACCGCCAAGCGATTGAAAATCTTTCCTCCTTGGTAAAATCTAAAAACGCAGTTAAGATAAAAATGTCTGAGTCCAAAGAAAGAAAAGAAAAATGTGACAAAAAGATTCAAGATTATCTTGTTGAACTTGGAGCTGTCAAAAGTACCATCAAGCGCCTTCATGTCGAAAAGCGAGAGCAAGATGAGCTGGAAGAGTCGTTTATTGCCTATGAGTTGTTTATGCGCTGTATGCATCCCAACGGAATTGCCTATGAGATAATTAAACAGAAATTGTCGCTTATTAACGAGGAAATACAAAAGTGTCTTGCAAATATTGTCGACTTTGAAGTTATGTTCGAAGAAGATGGTCGAAACCTTGACATAAATATCAAGCATCCAAAGTATGACTCCCGTCCTATCTCCATGGGCTCTGGTGCTGAGAAGACAATTGCTGCCATGGCTATACGCCTCGCTCTGATTGAAATAACGAACTTACCCAAGTCTACTTTGTTTATTATGGACGAACCAGCAACGGCTCTTGACCAAGAACACATGGAAGGCTTTGTTCGTTTAATCGATATGATAAAGGATAAGTTCAAAACGGTGTTATTGATTTCTCACTTAGATGTTTTAAAAGATTGTGTTGATAAGACGATAGACATACAAAAAGTCGGTGGTTATGCTAAAGTAAACTGTTAAATCTATTTCCAAAGCCTATTTAGTGTAAAAGCTATCTAGGCTTTTTCTTTTGGAGATTAAAGATGAAACTCACAGAAAAACAAATCAAAAAGATTATCAAAGAAGAACTCAATAAAATTCTTAAAGAAAGTATGAGCCCTGATCACCCTGACTATGATCATGTTGCTGGTATTATTATGAGAACTTTTCAAAACATGATGCACCTTGCTCCATTGGTAAAACAAGGCATGGGGCATATGTTCGAAAATGACATTTATCATCATGTTGCTGAGGAAGCTCCTGAGCATGCAGAGTATATAACCCAAAGAGTAATGCAAATGCTTAAGGAAGTGTAATGACTAGAGAAGAATTTTTAAAAGCAGGAGAAAAAATGGAACAAGAAAGAAAAGAAAGTCTGAAACAACAACTATACCTTGACAATAAACAAAAAGGTATCCTTGATGCTCTACAAGAGAAAGCAATCTCTCGTAAGCTGCTTGTGTTTGTATCAGCAACAGCTTTGTTATGGAACGCACAACTAGACCCTGAAACTTGGGGAATGATTGCTATGATGTATATTGGTGGACAAACCGCCGTTGACTTTGCCAAAATGTGGCGACACGGTGGTTAGTCATGATCTGGTTGTACAAAGCAAAGAATTGGATTGTAGCTCATAAGAACTGGTTGGTTCTTATGGGTTTGTTCGTTTTATCTTATGCTCTTGGCAAGAAAGCAAACAAGAACTATCTTGAAATGGCTAACTTAGCTAAAAAACAATACAAGAAAGATAACGAAGAACTTGAGCATTTACAAAAAGCAAAACAAGCTAGAGATAAGAAAGCAAAACAAAAAGCAAAAGCTGTAAAGGTTGCTCTTGAATCTGAGAAAGAAAAAAGATTAAAAGAATTAGAAACACAAAAAGCTGATCCTGATGATGTCTTTAAAAACTTAGGAATAAAAAAGAAATGATTTTCTTACTATCTTTAGCATTTGCAGACGCACCCGAATACACCTACCTTGAAACAGGGGAACCAGCTCCGTTTGCTGGTCGTTTGTTTAACGACGAAGCGTCACAATTGATAGCTAACCAAGTCCAAGATGCAACAGATAAGTGTCTTATTGAACTGGACTATCAAGTCGGAATGGCTCTTGCAAAGAAAAACGAAGAAATTCAAGAGATAAGATCAAAGCATATCTACCAAAAGAAAGCCCTAGCATCTAAGATTGAATCCCAACAGAAGCGGATAGAAGACTTGGAGAAATTAAAAACACCATCAAAGAAGGAGCTTTGGTTCTCTTTGGGACTAATTAGTGGTGTAGCAATCACTATAGCTATAGCAAACGCGGTGAACTAAAAATGTTAATAAAAATTATTAAAAAAGTAAAGGACTTGGTATGCCCACCAGCAACTCAGGACCTAGCTCTTAACACAAAGAACCGAGATGCAACAATAAAAAAATATAATTACGGTCCTCTAAATGTTGACGAACCAGCAGATTACTGGAAAAAAATAGCTAAGTATTGGAAAACAACTGAAAAAGCAGCTATGAAATCTGTGTGTTATAATTGCGTTGCCTTCGACATCTCTCCTCGTATGAAAGATTGTTTACCTGGAGATACTTTTGATGATGACGGTATTTTAGGATACTGTTGGATGCACCATTTTAAATGTCATTCTGCTCGTGCCTGTCACACTTGGGCTAAAGGCGGACCAATAAAAAACAATAAAGAATCAGCAGAGTGGCAAAAGAAAAACTCTGGTGGTATGAAATGAAAATAACAAAACAAGATATAAAAAGAATGATAAAAGAAGAACTCCGAAGATTTCTTGATGAAGACTTATCATTATTAAGAGACATGACGCCCGGCGATGTTCTCGAGTACATGAGACGAGAATTGAACGGAAAGACTTGGTTTTTTTGGGATTTAGAAACAATTGGTTTTGATGGACAGATTACACAATATGGAGCTATAGCTTATAAGATTGATGATATTGATGGTCCGATTCCAACTAAGCCATTGGCCAGATTTGATGTAAATGTTGCTTTAAATGAAGAAACACTTGAAAGACATATTCTAGAACAGGACACAATAAACAAAGCAGATAAAGTTTTTAGTGATTTTGAAAAAACCCGTGAGCGCACAAGAGAAATAGATTTTTTATTGAAATTACAAGATAAACGAAAAGAAGGAGTACCTTTCACTGTGGCTGATATGATTGGCTACACAAATTATGTAACAAGACCCGACGACAGAACTGAGGTTGAAGCTATGGAAGAATTTCTAGCATGGGTTAAAGCTTTAGGTCCAAATGTTGTTTCTGTTGGTCATAATATAAAGTCTTTTGACAGAAATAAAATTATAAAAGAAGGGCAAAAACTTGGAATTGATACCAAGGCTTTTGAACAAATAGATATCTTCGACACAGTAAACTTCCAAAGACAAGTGCTAAAGCAAATAGCACAGTATCAAATGGAACAAGGAGATCCGAGAATGACTCGTTTCTTTGACGGAAAAGAAAAAGAAATAAAAGGCGAAGTAAAAACCATAATGTCTTTCAATGGAAAACTTCAAAGAATGATGGATATATATGGACCAGGACCAGATTACATTCAATTGCACACGGCAATTGACGACACAAGGCAACTAATTACTGCTTTTTTTAATATGTATACTGAAGTGAAAGACCTTATTATGACTAACGAAAAAATAAGAAACCTATCATCAGCTATAAATGTACCAAGAGCACAAAAAGAACTAGGTACGAAAGATACAAAAGACCCATTAGATATCAGTAAAGCACTTAAACGAACAAAGAGGGGATTATGAAAAAGAATGATCCAAACTATATTGTAAAAGTGGAAAAAGCAATTGCAGAAAAATACGGTGAAGAAGCAATTGATAATCCAAAGCGACACTGGACTGATGAAAAAGAGAAAGAATATGTAAAGCAACTAAAAGACCTTTACACAACATCAAACGAAAAAGACAACTTCCAAGTTGAAGTTGGTGGCGTTTTTATTGCAGAGAAACTAATTACGAAAGAATCTAAACGTTCTTGTCCTGTTTGTAATACTTATTCATTTAAATCAAGAGACGATGTCTATATGGCAAAATTTGATTGTTGTGAAAAATGTTATATTCAATGGATTGAAGGGCGCGAAGAACGATGGCTTAAAGGATGGAGACCAAATGAGTAACACAACATTAGAAATTATACAAGGACTAGCACAAGCAGCAGCAAACGTTTATGACGGAGCCCATGACGAAAGATTTTCCTATGATGGTGAATCAAGAACAATGGGTCTAAAACGAGAAGAAGGCTGTCCAATAATGGACAGCAGAGTTATAGACGGATTTAAAGTTCGTTTTTATGGAGACTCAATGATTCTTTCATATCAATCAGATATCTTATTGAAAGAAGTTTATACAGGTAGGTTTGAACAAGACATAGAATCTATGCTAAATGACATTAAAAAGTTTTTAGAAAAAGAATATAGAGCCGTAACAGGTAAATCTGTCTCTCTCACTTCTAAAGGTGAGCCAAATATTCTTGTTCAATCAACATCAAGGGTTCGTTCTTTTGTTGAGGCTAACCAACATTTTAAAATTGGTGGAATAGAATCTATGCCGATTCTTGAACCCTCAATTGACACTACAAGAGATGTAACAAGAAAGTTTCTAGAACAATTTTCAGACAAGCGACCACCAAACGATAAACGTAAAAAAGGAGCAAGTTCAAAATGAAAATTTCCAATGAGCAATTAAAGCAAGTTATTCGTGAAGAATTAAACAAAGTTCTTAATGAAAATATAACTGAAAATGGCACTTATCCTATAATAAATTGGCAATTAATAGAAGAGCACGAAGATACAGATACTCCTTTTGAAATTAATGATGAAGTTGTTGAGATGTTTGCTGGAGATGACGACACATGGATTCGAAACATCTTAGGTGATGAACGTGCCGATAAAATAAGAAAAATGTTTGAAGGAGAAACAGTAGCAGAGTTTTTTGGTAACCCTGCTAATGGGCCAGCAGTTAACCAATTCTTTTCATTAGTAGAGACCTTAACAGACGTAGAAATAAAATATCCTGTTGGTATGTTGATTCTTGGTGGTGACACACATATTCGTGGATACAAATTTACCTTTGTTCCTGGTATTGGGTTTTCCTTTGTAGGCGAAAGCGAAAATTTGATAAGCGCAGTTGAAGCAGAGGGAACTGATGGTAAGGTTTACTTTGAACCGGGCTACACATCAACTGATAGTTTGTTTGGTAACATGGAATATGTTTTACAAAGATATGGTGTTTTAGAACTTGAAAAAGCAATAAGAATGCATGGTCGACGTTCCAGGTATAGCGGAACCTCAGTTGATGCTGTTAATTTAGATTTTAACAAACTTATAGAACTTTTAAATAATGGAACATTAGCGGCTAAATGGAGCCATAGATATTACGGTTACATTATAACAACTCCCTATGAGTAATGACTTTAAAACTATCAAAACAAGAAATAATAAAAGAAATCCTTAAATGCGGCAAAGATCCTCTTTATTTTATAAATAATTATTGTAGGATCTCTCACCCTCTTAAAGGTTTAATTCCTTTTAACACTTATCCATACCAAGATGATTTGGTCAAGGACTTCAACGATTATCGCTTCACAGTTATCCTTAAAGCAAGACAGTTAGGAATCTCCACGATATCAGCTGCTTATGCTGTTTGGTTTATGTTGTTTCACAAAGAAAAGAATATCTTGGTCATGGCGACCAAGTTCGGAACAGCAGCCAACTTGGTAAAGAAAGTAAAAATGGTAATGAAAAACTTGCCAAAGTGGATGCAAGTAGCAAGTATTACAATTGACAACAGAACCTCGTTTGAACTATCAAATGGGTCATCAATCAAGGCAGTCGGAACATCAGCAGACGCTGGTCGTTCAGAGGCGCTATCTTTATTAATTATAGATGAGGCAGCACACGTTGACGGCCTTGATGACCTATGGGCAGGTCTTTACCCTACTCTATCAACAGGGGGTCGCTGTATTGCTTTATCAACGCCTATGGGCGTTGGAAACTGGTTTCATAGAACTTACATAGACGCAGAGAATGGAGACAATGAATTTCATCCTGTATCTTTGCCTTGGGATGTTCATCCTGAGCGTGATGAAAATTGGTTTGTTAAAGAAACCAAAAACATGTCAAGAAGACAAATAGCTCAAGAGCTTGAGTGCAACTTTAATACGTCCGGTGAAACCGTCATACATCCTGATGATATTCATTGGATTTACGAAATCCAACAAGAACCAGAGTACAAAACAGGCTGGGATAGAAATATGTGGATATGGGAAAAGTATCAAGAAGGTGTTCCTTATCTTATGGTTGCTGATGTTGCCAGAGGCGATGGAGCAGACTCTTCCGTATTTCATGTACTAAGAACAGATACTATGGATGTAGTCGCAGAATATCAAGGTAAGCCAACTATGGATCATTTTGCAAAAATTTTATTTGATGCAGGAAAAGAATATAACAATTGTCTTATGGTAATTGAAAACGTTGGTATAGGAATAGCAGCATGTGAAAAAGTAAGAGACCTTGGGTATCCTAATCTTTATTATTCAATTAAATCAACTCATCAATATGTTGACTCTCTAGAAGGTGAATATAACGATAGAGCTGTTATTGGCTTTACTACTTCGATGAAAACAAGACCACTAATAGTAGCTAAGTTAGAAGAATACATAAGAAACAAATTGGTTAAACCAAAATCTTCTCGTTTGTTTCATGAGTTTAAAACATTCATATGGAACAATGGTAAGCCACAAGCTATGAGATCGTATCACGATGATTTAATTATGGCTCTTGCAATTGCTTGTTGGGTTCGAGACACAGCTCTAGAAGTTTCGGAAAAAGATAAGTTATATCAAGAAGCAATGATAAATTCTATTAAATCATCACAGACCACAATGAATACAGCTATCAAAGGAATGCGAGGCTTTGGTAGTACCAAAACACAAGAATCGTTAGAAGACTTTCAAAAGACCTATAAAGATTTTGCATGGATTTTTAAAGGTTAGCTTGACAAACAGCTAGCTTTATGCTATAATAGAACTATTTACTACGAAAAGGATGAGCTATGCCAAAATATAAAAAGTCGCCTTACAATCCACAGTCGGATTTATTCAAGGCTTTAACAAAATTGTTGTCCGGCCCAATAACACAAAGAAGAACACAAACTGGTCGAATGCTGCGGAGAAGACAGCTAGATAACTATGCAACAAAATTTAAATCAGCATCTGGTGCACAGTTTAAAAAATGGGAATATAATCCCATAAACAACGTTACCCTTAACATGATATCAAATAGAAACAGAGCTGAGCGTTATGTTGATTTTGATGAAATGGAATACATGCCTGAGATAGCATCATCATTGGATATTTATGCTGATGAGATGACAACTCATACTGCGCTTCGCCCAATGCTTAATATTAAATGTGCGAATGAAGAGATTAAACACATCCTCCATAACTTATATCATAATGTTTTGAATATTGAACACAATCTTTTTGGTTGGGCAAGAACAATGTGTAAGTACGGTGATTTCTTTCTATATCTTGATATTGATGAAGATTTAGGAATTCGATCCGCTATTGGTTTACCGACAAGAGAGATTGAGCGTCTTGAGGGAGAGGACCAAAGTAATCCAAATTACGTTCAATACCAATGGAACACAGCAGGACTAACTCTGGAAAATTGGCAAGTTGCTCATTTCAGAATCCTTGGTAATGACAAACACTCTCCTTATGGAACATCTGTTCTCGAAGCTTGTAGGCGTATCCACCGTCAGCTTATACTATTAGAAGATGCCATGATGGCTTATCGTATTGTTCGTGCTCCTGAGCGTCGTTTGTTTAAGATTGACGTTGGTGGTATTCCACCGCAAGAAGTTGAACAGTACATGCAAAAAGTCATGACTCAGTTAAAACGACACTCTGTTGTTGACCCAACCACTGGTCGTGTTGATTTACGCTACAACCCCTTGTCAATCGAAGAAGACTATTATATACCAATTCGTGGAGGCCAATCAGCTACTGACATCTCAAGTTTACCAGGTGCTTCTTACAATGGTGGTATCGATGATGTTAAATACCTTAGAGATAAGTTGTTTGCTGCTCTCAAAATACCACAGTCTTACTTGACAATGGGTGAGGGCGCATCAGAAGATAAAACTACCCTTGCACAAAAGGACATTCGCTTTGCAAGAACAATTCAAAGACTTCAACGTGTAGCAATAGCAGAACTCGAAAAGATTGGAATTATTCACCTTTACACGCTTGGTTATAGAAACGATGATCTATTAACTTTCAAGCTACAGCTAAACAATCCGTCCAAAATTGCTGAATTACAAGAGCTCGAGCATTGGGACAAAAAGTTTCAAGTTGCTGCGAACGCAACAGAAGGATACTTCTCAAAGCGCTGGATAGCAGAAAACATGTTTGGGCTATCTGAAGATGAATTTCTTAGAAACCAAAGAGAAATGTTTTTTGACAAGAAGTACATGGCCAAACTTGAAGCGGCTGCTGCTGGTGGAGAAGGTGGAGAAGAACCTGGAGGAGGCGGTGGGCTTGCTGGTGGGCTTGGAGATCTTGGCGGAGCAGGTGGAGACTTAGAAGGTGACCTTGGTGGTGACCTTGGCGGTGGAGACACCGGTGGAGGTGATGTCGGCGGCGACGAAGGGGGTGACACTGATCTGCTCGCCGAACCCTCTGCAAAACGTGATGAGCCACCACCAATTAGAGGAAACTATAAACGTCACCAGTCTTCTTATGACAAAGGCGGCATGAAAAAATCAATGCTCGGAGCAACAGGTATAGAAGCTGCTCATTCAACTGGTCGTAACATATATAAAGGATACGTTGGGAACGAATATTCTCTCTCAAATGTATCCGGCGGCTATTTAGAAGAAGAACAAAAACTAGAAACAGTATCTCGAGAAGTTGAGATGCTTATCGAATCATTAAACACAAAGGAGAAACAAAATGAAGATAACTAATAAACAACTAAAACAAATAATCAAGGAAGAACTTGCAGAGGCTATGGGAATGGACTATGCTTCTGATGAGAACATGTCAAGACGAGAAGAATTGGGACACATTGCCAGTATGCCAACAGAACAACTTATCCAAGCACTAGATGCTATTAAAGCAGATACTCTAGAGATGGGACAAGTTATCGAAATGCTTGATTCAAATACTGATGGAGAGAAGATAAAAGCAATTGCTATGCATATTTTAAAATTTGATCCTCAAGACAACCAAGCTCAAGGTGTGATGGGCACTCGTGTTCCTACCGGATTATAATTTAATAAGGAGAAAATTATGAAACATAATAAGAAAAGAAATACCGCTTTTCTTTACGAGTGCTTAATCAAAGAAATGACAAAGGCAGTTGTAAGAGGAGAGCTTCAAAAGAAACAACAAATCGTTGAGACCCTAAAGGGATACTTCTCAAAAGGAACTCCTCTGTATGATGACCTTCAATTATACAAACAATTAATGGAAACCAAGAATTTAAAAGAATCTCTTGGGATTCGTTTTATGGAAGAAGTAAAAAAAGATTGGGAGAATTTAGACAGAAAAGAAATTTTCAACCAACAAACCCAATTGATAAAAGAATTTAACAACAGCTTACCAGAAGCATTTGGTAATTTTATTCCCAATTATAAATCAATTGCAACAGTTGGCCAGTATTTCAATTCTGGAGGCCTTAAAGCAAAGACCCGTCTATTGATAGAGGAAAGACTTAAAACGCTTGTTATTTCGCATTCTGAGGCGGTTAAAGAGCAAAAATTAAAAACGGTAGATAGTCTTACTTACAATACATTCGTTAATAAGTTCAACGACACATATAAAGAAAATCTTTTAAAAGAACAAAGAGAATTATTGACAAACTATATTACATCATTCTCAGATAACGGATTAGGGCTTAAAGTGTTTATGAACGAAGAGCTTGGAAGACTAAAAGAACAATGTGAAAACTTAAACAAAGATAAATGGCCTGACAAAATAAGGCTAATTAAACAGAAGCTTGAAGGCTTTAAAAAGAAACCTTTAACAGAAGAAGTTGTCAAAGATGTCTTTCACATCCAACAGCTACTATCGGAGATTAAACAAAATGTATAAACCACCACAAGACATTATAACAGAACTATTAAAAGAAGACATTGGAGTTGACATCAATAGACCACCTATAACAGTTAACTTAAAACAAAGAATGTCAAATAGAAAAATTGGTGTGAATGTTGATGAGCCAACTTCTATCAACTACAAACCACAAATTAGTGTTGATGTTGTTAACCCTAATGAAAGAAAGCATGAATTTTCTCTCAATATGAGAGAAGCGCTCAATGGTGATCTGATGTTTATGGATCACAAAGATATAGACATAATACTTATGAAAGAAAAAAAGAAAATTGTTGCATTTCCGAAAGATTTGATGTCTGAAATTGTATATGGTGCCGAGTCTAGATTAATGGAGCATTTAAGAAAAAAAGGTGTTGTCCAGTTTGATTCTATTCAAGGCGGAAACGTCTATGGTTCTCTTGAAGGTAAAATACTTGAATCAAATGAAACAGATGAAATAGCAATAACAGTCTTTGAATTAAGTGAATGGATTAAGTCTGAAGTTGGACCTTCTGCTCGTAAAGAAAAATATACACAACAAATCAAAAACAGAGAATTGTACCCCAACGAAGAAGAAGCAACAGAACTAGGAGAAGTTCCCCATGCTGAGGAAAAGGGTTCAATAAAGCAACATAATTTATTTGCACCATACTTATACGGCAGATATACTTATTAGGAGAAATTAGATGAAAATCAGAATAATAAAAAACAAAAAACAACTTAATGAAGAGTTTTATTTTGAACAAGGCTTTGACCAAGAACAGAGACCTCCGGCAAACCCCTTATCGTTAAAATTGGTTAAGCTTATTATTAGCAAATTACCAGGTGCAAAAAAATTTAGTATGCGTACTCACAAAATGCGACCACTACAAGCATCAGGAGCAGAAGGGGTTGTTGTCGGTATAGATGACAAAAGAGTAATAAAACTTTTTCATGATGTTAGCAACGCTGCAAAAAACCTGCACTTGGTTTCTCAAGATATTCCTGAAACCGCTCAAGTTTACTCTATGGGAAAAATTATTCTTAATGATCCTGTGGTTTATTATAAATTTGGGTCTTCTCATAATGCGAGAACTCTCGCTAATCCAACAAAAGAATTATACTTTATAGTCATGCAGAGAGTTGTTCCGGATAGTTATATATATCGATATGTCGATGAAGTTTGGAAAAAACTAAATATGGTTTTCCAAACAACCTCAGATGCTTTTGTAAAGATGTTTTCCACAGGTGACCCTTTCATCAAACGAAGAATAAATAAAATTTATGAAAAAATAATGGCAGACCCAGAATTTTACAATGTTCCAGAGAAATTGCAGAATAATTATAAACAAGGAAAGGTTGACACTTTCGACATTCTTATAAAAAGTAAGAAAGATCTGGCAAGATTCAACACAGCTCTTGGGGTTTATAAAAAGAAAGAAAGAAAAGCAAGAAAACAAAAAGGTTTAAAAGGAGCAGAAGCTCAATTATATTTGTTATATGATGTTAAAGGTTATCCAGTTAGTTTAAAAAATCTTATTCTGAATAAAATAGGAGCTAAAGAAGACATACCTTTTATCGATTCTATTTGGTCTACACTCATGCAGTCTCCTGAGATGAAAAAAACAGCAAAGAAACAACACCCTTTAAACAAAAACAAAGGAGCCACTTTAGCAGATGATTTACAAGAAATTACAAATTTAATAAAGGCTATAAGAGTTGACAAAGGTTTAGCTTGGAACGATATTCACCAAGAACAGTTTGGTAGAAATGAAAGGGGAGACCTAATAGGTCTAGACTTGGGAATCAAAGGAACAGCAAAAGAACTAGCAGCCGCTCCGGGTAAATTTGAAGCTGCAAACATTATAAGAGTTGCCACAAACTTTGACCAACAAGGTCAACCCACAATGACTTTAGCAGAATCTAAAAAAAAAAGTATAAAACGCTAAACGTTTTTGATTTTGATAGAACCCTGTTTTGGACCATCGAGAAAGAAGAGGGATCAAAAAAATGGGAAAATATATATGGAAAACCATACCCTCACAAAGGGTGGTTCGGAAGAGCTGAGAGTCTAGATGTGAAGTTGAACATTCCAATCAACAAGACAATGAAAAAAATTTATGATACTTTAAGGTCTGATCCTGATGGGCTTTGTGTTTTAAATTCAAATCGATATATCGGACTTGAAAAAACAATTAAAAGTTTTTTGACATATCATGGTTTCAAAATGGACGCGGTTTTGTTAAAGACTGGAAAAGACAACAAAGGACACAACTTGCAGGAATTTTGGAATGATTACCCAGAGGTTACTATTATAAACTGCTTTGATGATAAGGATGCGTCTCTAAATCACTACAAGAAATTAGAAGATAGGTATTCTATTTATAGAGAAGATTTGACTTTTAATATCTACAAAGTCACAAAAAACGGAATAACAAAAGTTTAATAGGAGAAAAATGCTTAACTTTATACTTGCCGCTTATGGCTTAACATTTATCCTTGTATATGGAAAGATATTCGAATCTCTCCGACCAAACAAAGACCCAAACAAAATGTGGACACTTTTGTTCTATTGTCCTTTGTGTATGGGGTTTTGGGTTGGAGCATTTTTATTTTGCATTAACAATCAAACAGAACTATTTACATTTGATTATACAATCGCCAATTTCTTTATTTGCGGTTGGATTTCTGCTGGAACATCTTATCTGATTTCTATGTTGGTTGATGATTTTGGCTTTCGCATTTCAAAAATTGGAGATAAAGATGAATAAAAAATGGATGTTACAACCGGTTCGTCGTTGCTGTTCAGGCAGCTGACTCAAGCGGGTTGCGCCCGCATTATTTATTATGGAGAAAAAAATGAAAATTACAAACCAACAATTAAGAAGAATAATTAAAGAAGAACTTGATACTGTTTTAAGTGAAGGAAAAGTTTCTTATTCCGGAGTTGTTCTTGATCCTCAAAGCGTAGAGGCTTTAAAACAAGCCGCACAACAAATGGGTGTGCCTGAAGGTTTTGTTCACGAAACAAAAGCTGGTAATCCTTTGCCTCATCACATGACAATTGTACCTTTCTCACCTATTGTTCATCCAAAAGGTAAACATGACTTTAGTGCTGATTATCCTGTTGGTGAACAAGTTTCACTACAAGTAACTCACATTGGATTTGATGATAAAGCTATGGCTGCTAAGGTCGAACCACCAGCTCCAATTTCTAAGAAAGTAAAGTTTCCACATATTACAATAGCTATTCCTGAGGGTGGAAAACCTTTTAATTCAAATAAAATTCCACAGGAAAACTTTCAACCTTTGCTACAACCACTAACTGTAACAGGTGTGGTAGAAGAGGTAGAATCATGAAAATAACTAATGGACAATTGAGAAAAATAATCAAAGAAGAGTTGTCTTATGTTTTAAGAGAAAACATGGGTTTAAAAATGTTTGTCCTTGTCGGTCCACCATCTGTTGGTAAATCAACTTGGATTAACAGCACATTTGGTGAAAATAGACCCTATGTTATCAATCGTGATGATATAGTTGAAAATGTAGCTTCTGAGTATGGTTGGACTTATGACGATATGTTTGCAACACCACCAGAGGACGCACAAATTGGCAGTGTAGATCAAAAATATGGAGAAGTTCAAGAATCACCAAACTGGATGACTTGGGCAAAATCTGTTTTTTCTACTGTAATGGAAGCAAATGGTAAGGTCCACAGCTTATTTGCACAAAGAGTATCAGGTGCTGTGGGTAGTGGTCAAGATATTGTCGTCGATATGACAAATATGAATGCAAGAGCAAGATCTGGTGCACTAAAAGCAATTGAAGGTGCTGAAGATCAATATGAAAAAATTGCAGTTGTGTTTGAATCTAAAGGTGCTGAGGAATTTATCAAAGCTGTTGCTCAAAAAAGAGCCGAAGCAGCTGCGAGAATGGGTAAATCTAAAACAATTCCTCCCGCTGTATTTGACAGAATGTTTGCATCGTTTGAAGATGTAAGTATGGATGAAGGGTTTGACAAAATAGTAAGTGTAGACAATAGACAATTACTACAAAAACTAGCTAGTGAGATGTAAAACAATGACCAAACAACTATTAACAGAATTTTTTGAATTATGTCCTGATGGAACTTGCATTGATCGTTTAAGTGAATCTCAAAAACGTGAAGTAATTAAAGAGGGAGCCGTTTATCTTGTTGGTCGCATTCAAACTGCTGATAAAAAGAATGGCAATGGGCGCGTTTATCCGATGAAAGTTCTTAAAAAAGAAGTAGACAATTATAAAAAAATTGTTGCTGATGGAAGAGCCACAGGTGAATTAGATCATCCTGATGATTCTGTGATTAATTTAAAGAATGTTTCGCACATGATCACAGAATGTTGGTGGGAAGGTAAAGATGTTATGGGTAAAATCAAAGTTCTTGATACCCCTTCTGGTCGTATTCTTAAAGATCTAATTAATGCAGGTGTTAAACTTGGAATTTCTTCTCGTGGTCTTGGTTCTGTAAAAGAATCAATGGGCGATACTGTTGTTGAGGAAGACTTTCAATTAATTTGTTTTGATATTGTGGCTGAGCCTTCAACACCAAATGCTTACGTTTATCCAAAAAATAACCACTCAGGAATAAACAGAGGCGCAATGAAATTTAAAATTGCCGAGGGTAAAGAAAACAATATTGATCAACTATTTAATAAGATCTTGAGGGACTAATGAATAAACAAGAACTAAAGAAAATTTTGAAACCATTAATAAAAGAGTGCATTAAAGAAGTTATATTCGAAGATGGCACTCTTTCATCAATTATAAGCGAAGTTGTTAAAGGTGTTGGAGAACCTATTATTGAAACTAAACAAAGGTTCCCAAAAAAACAACAACCTCAATACGAAACAAATGAACAAGCAAAAACAAGATTGAAAAAACAAAGAAATAAAATGATGGAAGCAATCGGTAAAGATGCTTACAACGGTGTTAATCTTTTTGAGGGAACAACACCGGCACCCGCTCCGCAAGAAAATGGTCGAGGTGCTTTATCTGATGTTGACCCAAGCGACCCAGGAGTTGACATCTCTTCATTTATGGGCAAGTCTTCATTAATATGGGAAAAAATGGCAGGTAAAAATGGCAAATAATTACACTTATAGAGTGAGAAAGAAAGACAATATAGACAGAGTTGTTAAGCGTTTTATCAAAAAATGTAAAAAACTTGGAATTATTGACGAAATAAAAGATCGTCAACATTATACAAAACCCTCTGAAAAGCGGAGAAGAGCAAAGGAAAGGGCAATTCGACGTAGGATAAAAGAAGAGAGAAAACGTAGAAAATAAACTATTTAAATTAGTTTTGGAGTTAATATGGCAAATAATATATATGGAGTTGGTTTACACAATGTTGGTTCATACCAAGTTGCTGGTAAACCTTATTTATCCGCTTCTCTTATTGAAGAAGAAGAGAAGGAGTTTGAGTTCCCTACTGTTACAAAAAAAATTACATTAGAGAATACAGGCTCTAATGCTGCTTATTTTTATTTTGTTAGTTCGCCTAGCTTAAAAGCTAAGTTTGAATTACCAGCAGCAAAAAAAGTAGAATTAGATGTAAAGTGTGCATCTATATATGTATCAGGCTCAACGCAAACCGGTGTTCAAATGTTTTGTGAATTAACTAATATTCCAAGTATAAGGATGTATTCTTTAACTGGATTGGATGGTGTATAATGGCGAGTAATATTTATAGTGTTGGAATTAATAATGTAGGCTCTTATCAAGTTTCTGGTAGACCTTTTTGTGCTACTGGTTCTTTGTTAGAGGGAACAGAGAGTATTGATTTTCCAATGATAACAAAAGAAATTTTAGTTTTAAACTTATCAGGCTCTAATGATTTAGATGTGTATTTTCACACAGGTAGTATGGACTCAAATAAGTATACAATCTCTGGTGGAGAACAGTACACGTTTTCTGTTAAGTGTAAGGAAGTTTTTCTAAGTGCTTCATCTGGTACCGACTATTCTTTATATGCATCATTAACTCAAATAACCTCTAGTCATATGTTTCACATGACAGGTAGCGGTGTTACGGAGTAATAATGAGTGATAAATTTAGATATACAGCAGGATTAAACAATGTAGGGTCTTACCAAGTTTCTGGTAAAACCTTCATAACTGCATCTACTGTTAATGACGGTGAAGAAGACCAGATTGAATTTCCTGATGTGACGAATAACATCAAGGTTAAATTAGACTCTGCTGGTGGTGTTATAAAGAAAACATATGCTATTAATGGACAATTTCAATTAAGAGATAACAGTCTCACTTCACCTAATAATTATCAAAATATAACCTTTGTTATGTGGTTAAAAGTTAATAAGATTGCACCCAATGCAGAATATATGACAACAACTCCAATTAGATTACTTTTTAAACCAAATAACAACAGAATTACTCTCAGATGTAAAGATGCTGATGATGCTTTTCCAAATGTCTCCTTTCAAGATATTGATGTTAGTAACGTTCATCATTATGTTCTAACACTAGATCATGACGTAGAAGCAAAGCTTTATGTAGATGGAGTGCTCAAAGCGACAATAGATTTATCATCTGTCAATAGTGTAACAACTGCTGCCTCTGTCTTTTCATTAGGTTCTGCTGGTAATGATACTGGATTAGAAATAACTGAAGCTGCAATTTTTGATACTACTTTTAACCCAACACAAGTTCAGGAAGCATATAATTCAGGAAATTATTTTGATTTAACAAACCACTCTCAAAACGCTTCTTTATCTCACTATTGGTTATTTGGAGATAGTGATGGTGATACTTTTGACAATAACCCTAGTGGCCTAGGTACAAATATACAAGCTACTGTTGTTGATACAATAGGTAGTGATGACCTCATTGCTTTGTCCCAAGACGGTGATGATGAGATTGCTGAAGGAACACACACATTTGGCGGTGGTGGAGGAGAATTAAGAATCCATTACAGGTCAAAAGACTACAACAATGTAATATCACAAAAACATTATTGGACACTTGACTCTCAATATGAGTCAATAAAAATGAATGTAAAATCAAAAGAATTATATCTTTCAGCAGATGGAGGAAATTGTGATTATTCAATATCTGCGGAACTAACAAACATACCAACTTCAAGTATGTTTCAACATACAGGATCAGGGGTTGATGAATAATGAGCAAGTTTGGATGGGCACATGTTGAAGGAACGCATGCCAAGGGTGTATCAGGTTCTGTTCAATACAAAGATGGTGAGTTACAGACTTTAACAGGTTCTGAAAGATTTGTTTTTAGAGAAGAAGCGGGTCTTTTTGTAACTGGTAATGTGGCCATCTCAGGTACCCTTATAGCTAATGAGTATAGGATAAATGTTGTTGAAGAAACAGTAACAAACTTGTTTTCTGAAGGTTCTACAAAATTTGGCAATACAGCAGATGACACACACCAGTTTACAGGTTCTGTATTTTTTGGCAATTCTACTCTTAATTTATCGTCATCTGGTGTATCTAATCTAATTTATTCAATGAGTACAGATACCTATAACCTTATTCCAGCTGCTAGTAGAGGAGATGTTACAGTTGATAATGGTAAGTACTACCTATCTTCTAGTAACGCAGCTCAAAGAGGTCTTTTGAATTTAACTGTTGGTAACAATACTATTGCAGGACTTGCTAGTCTTGATAGGATTGTTAATCCTGCTTTAATTGTTTCAGGTGCCTCTGTGTTTAACGACCCATTGGCAATTAAGGGTGGTATTTATGGTGCCTCACCTGTTAATATCTATGCTCCTCTTTTATTTAGGCGTGATGACTTAGGTGATACTGAAGTTCCTGATGAAGAAATGAAAATTGAAAAAGGTAAATTTGTTGGTAACCTTATCCTTTCTTCTTCAAATGATGACCATGGGTTATTTATTCAAGGTGCTGGTAGAATTGTAATGAACTCTTTGCAAAATATTAGTGGTACTAATGCTTCTGATGCCGAACCTGCTCCTGAAATTCTTATGGTTAATAATACACCCGGTCAATTTTCCAAACCAATATTAGATATGAGAAATTTGAACGATGTAAATGTCGATGAACATCAATTCTTTTTAACCAGAAGGCATGGTGATTCAAGATTTCACGCAGGTGAAATGAGATTTAGATTAGAACTACCCGTTTTGACTGGTTCCAACTCAGCATCAGCTTCGAACTATGAAACTGTTAATTACGATATTTCTAGAGTTTTAATCCAATCAGATCCAAGAAGAAACTCTCATTTATTTTTTATTCAAACTTTAGAGGCAAACATAGACCCTGAGTATGAAGACCTAGATGCTAACAATTCTTCTGATAGAGACATTTCGGGTAGTGCAAAACCAATTATTCATCCTGATAGTTCTCTTTATACTGCTTCCACAGACAACTATAGTGGTAACTTATTTAATGTTTTTTCAGCTGGTTCTTTTGCATCACCAGGCCAAGGTAACATCTATGGTGTCAAAAGAGGAATAACGGTTTTTGGCAATATTCTACCAACCACTCACAGCCTAGATACTTCAGGTTTAACTAAAGTTCAAATTTCTGCTTCGGAATGTACAATTGGTCACCCAGTTGCTAGATGGGGTGATTTTTATATTCATGATGACAGATATATAAGATGGGGACAAACAGCAGGATTAACAGCAAAAGTTGCACCATCATTTAAAAATTATTATAAATCTAATCCTTTAACAGCTTCTGCTAGAAATGATTCTGGTTCTGTAATGCTTGGATACAATGCTACATCTACTTTCCTAGAGCTAACTGGTGGAGCGATGTTTTTTGACGATGGCTTAAATGTTACTGCGTCTGGTTACGTAAATTTTGGAACAACAAAAGGCACTGGTGGGTATGGTTTGAGAGATAACTCTGGTACACTTCAATTTAAAAACTCTGGAGGTGATTGGGCTGATCTTGGTTCTGGTGGTGGAAGTGGAGAAATAGGAGATGCTGAGGATGGAGACTATGACGACGGATTGTTTACAGATTTTGAAACATCAACACCTATAGGAACACCGATTGATAGATTTAATGAAGTGTTAAAAATTCTTGCGCCATCTCCTGCTCCTGCTCTGAGTAGAATTAATTATGGTGATGTTCCTAACGGGGCCTCTGCTAAATTATCATTTGACTCTACAAATACTATAACTAACTACACAGCTTCATCAACAGCTGCGGGTTTTTCTGCTGTTACTAGAAATAATATATATCAAGCTGCCACTAGTGGTAATAATTTTAGACTTGGTGTGTATGATGGCTCACAAGAAATAACAGGTACTTTAAACTTTACCACAGGGCCATCTATTACTAATGGATATGTTGCTTTTGCTTCGGGAGCATTTGGAAATGCTGAGACAGGTTCTTTAAAACTAGAATTGAATGGTACAGTTATACACGAAGTTGTTTTGACAGGCGCAGTAGGTGCTGGTAATCCTGCAACAGGGTCAGCTACTTCTTTAACTAATGGCTCAGGTTTTACACACTTATCTGTGACAGCTTCTTCTTTTGATGGCAACAATTCAGAATGGCATATATTTAAACATAGAACAGCCAAGTACAAAATAGAAGCAAATGATCAAAAAATAGGCTGGAATTATTTAAGGGTTATACATACAATTGCATCTACAAATAATGCGACTAACTATGTTGAATGGATAAACGATCCTGATGGACCTTTGGCAGCACTCTCTGTCTCTTTGCCAAGAATAGATGAAGTAAATCTTGTTGGATCAAAATACCTATCAGGTGTTCAATATAACACAGACTTAACTGCTAAGTACAAAGCAGATATAAACAATATGTATAAAAATGTTTATCCGTCCACAGCTGATACGATAACTTTTAATGAAACAAATTGTGATAATATCACAGCACAATCAGTACCAGCTATCTCTACCAATGAAAATCAAATAGTGCCTATCACTGGTGCTGTTAATAATAATCAAAATCTGCTGCTAGATGGAACAATAACTGTGTCTTTAGACGCCACACATCCATTAAAATCTAATCTTTCGAGCACGGGCTCAGCCTCTATTACTGGTATGTTAATTGATAATGACTCAAGCAGTCCTAATTCAAATCATTTGGAAACCTTTATTGATGAGGATTTTAGAATTGCTTCTGCTTCTTACACCTCTCAAGCTAATCTAACTGGTAGTGCTTGGAATTCACAAACTCATATGACAGGGTCGAATGTTGATGGTCACCAAGATGGTCTTATATTTTTTAACAGAAGAGTGTATAGTCCTAAGTTTGATGACATGCCCGGAGCTAGTAATGATTATGGTAATTTTACCAGTCTAGCTAACGTTAGTGCAGGACAACCAGATTATTCTGATGTTTCAGGTTTAAGAACATTTTATAGAAAAATTCAAAATACCGGCTCAGCAGCTAGAGATATAAAAATTGTTATGGAAAAAAATAAAAGTAACTCTAGAGGACAATCGCCTGATCCAAATGATATAAACATGTTTGTTAAAATTCCTGGAAAAACTGGTTGGATGACAGCAGGTAACCATGGAACCTTCACGTATGGTAGCGTTTTAGATGGGCACCATGCTTTAATAAATGGAGCTGATAACAATTCTAATATTAATTCAGCGCAAGCTGTTACTTCTTCTATGTGTTTAACATTTGGCACTGCTAGTGTAGCTACAGGTGATTTTATATTATTTAAATTGGTTGCTAATAGTACATGGGATGGCTATATGACTAACCTTATGTTCCAAGTTGGAGCAACAAACGCATCAGCGCCAACAGAATCTGATGCACTCGACAATATTGATTTAGATGATACAGCAGGTGAAACTGCCAAGCTGTCTTTTGGAACATCAAATGTTTTAGGTGGCTATACAAGTGTTGCAGGTGGAAAAGGTTCCATGGGTGCTGTAAACTCTAATGGAGTTTATACTGACAACAATAGTACAAATCGTGGAGTATTTAAAACAATTGAGGTTATGGGTGGTACTTTAAATGAAGATGTTAGTGCTAGTGGAACAAACTTTACTGCTAATTCATTTAAAAATGCCTATACTGGTTCTCTTTTACTAATCGTTAATGACACAACAGCTAGTACTCTTAGTTTAGCAAATCTTGATGCAAACAATAATCTATCTTCAGACACAGGGTTTAGTGTTGGAACTGTTGGTTTCTCAACTACAACTGATGGTATACCTGATTACACCAAGACATATAGGACAGGGACATATAGCATTGGAACCGGTCAGCAAAGATCTGGTTGGAATTATGCTAGAGTATTACATAGAATCGGAGGAACAGACACAGTTACTAATTATGTACAATGGGTAGTTGATACATCTGGTTCCTCTGATGATACTAGTATTACCGGAACTGAGTTGTCAAACTTTGGACATACTAGTATATACTACCAATCAGGAATTGGATATTTTGCGGCCAACCCAACAGGTAGCTACACTTGCCTAGGGTCTAATTTTTACAAAAATGTATATCAAAATGGAACAGCTATAACTTTTCCAACCACGACTGGCTGTACTGTTTCTAATATACGTATTGCTGGGACTGGTGTAACAACATTTAATTCTGCTGTTTCTTCTGCTGATATGCCGGCACTAAACAACAGTGCTAATTGTGAAAGCACTACTATAGAATTAACTGGTACTATAACGTACAATAGTTCTTCAACTTCATTAAGTGGAGGCCTAGGTTTATTCGACCCACCAGCCTCTATTACCACAAGAACTCAAATAAATCACCCTTTAAAATCTAATAGACAAGGTTCGTTAGAAACAAAAAATTATTTTTTAAGACACAGTGGTACTATTGGGAGCACGAACTTGAATACTTTAGAACATTTTGGTTTAGAGACCTATAGAGTTGTATCTGGTAATTATGCTTCACAAGCTGACGCTACCGGCTCTTCAAATGCTTGGAGTTCATCCACTCAAATGAATAATGGCGGTACACACGATGATGGTATGGTAACAATTAATGGTTATTTAATTTCTCCAAAGCAAATAGGAAACTCTGGAGACACTAGAAACACAACCTTTCAAGCACCAGATGGCAATCCAAACTATTCTTCTCTTACTAATGCCACTAGAACGTATTACAGATATTTTAAGAACAACTCAGGTGGTAGTTCTACTTCTATTGACATTACTCTACACGGTTCTGGTTCTTTAGTTAAAAAATCTTTAAATCTTGCTGATAATAATGGTTATTTTTATTTAGAAGCAAAAATTCCGGGTACAACAGCATGGCTAGATGTTGGAAAATCTTTAGGATCTGCTAATCCTCTAGTTGATGGCTCAGGTGCAGGTACTGGTTTTGCTGCTGGTAATCCACCAAAAGATATTGCAACTGGTGGTACAACTATAGGTTGTAACTTTAATGGATTGGGTCTGGCCTCAAATGATAATGTTTTATTAAAGATATCTGCTCATAAAGACTGGGTTGGTTATATTAACAGAATAACAATAGGGTATTAGGAGAAAAAATGGCATCACCAGGTACAGGATCAACAAACCAATCTTTAACTTTTGCAGCCTCAAAAAGGGTGTACGGTAAGGCACATACTTCTAATAAAAGAGAAATATATGATGAATCTATACCATCAAATGTTCAATTAAAGACTAGTTTTATTTTTGGTGAATCTATACCCGAATCACCTATAACATCTTCAAAAACTGATGATGATACTTTTCAAAATGCAGAATTATATAATAGATTTAGTGCATCAGTTGGTAGTCCTGAAACAGTAGAATTTGTTGAATTTTACATTCAAAATATAAACTTTACGGACTATGATGCAAACGATGGTTCATTCGGTGATGTTGGGTTTGGTGGTGGAGACGAAGCAACTGTTTCTGGTTTTCATGGGTACCAATTGGTATTGACTAGTAGTTATGAAACACTATCATCTGGAAGTTATAATGGCACTGCTCCTTTTGTTAATAATCAAATAGTTCATCAATCAAATGGTGCTTTACAATTAGTTGGTCCACTGTTTGGCTCACAGACAGCAAATCAGTATGAGCTGGAGCTTTATACTGCCAATCCTAGTAATGGTGGTCTTAAAATAGCAAAAACAAGTCCAGCTGAAATACTCATTGACTACTTTAATGGTACACTCTTTATTCAAGATTTTATTTCTAGTGAAATTCCAACTTATGCTAGAGGTTTTATATATATTGGTAAGTTTGCCGATGAAGTTATCACCGAAGCCTCCTCATCAGGAGGTGGAGATATATCTTATGGCAGAACAGCTGTTACTTCAACAATAACTGCTTCAACATCAGCAAAGATACTAGGTGTTTCTGCTTCTGCTGCACTAGATATAAGACTACCAGCAGCATCTGGGTTCTCAGCAGGTCAGTACTTTACTGTTAAAGATGAAGCTGGGAACGCAAACACAAATAACATAACTATAAAAACAACCGGTGCAGATGAAATAGATGGTGAAACGTCGATTATACTAGAATCGCCCTACGCCGCAGTAAACATTTACTCAGATGGTTCTTCAAAATTCTTTATTTATTAGGTCGATAGAAAATCTAGATTCTATTTAATTCTCGAGACACCTAATGTGTCTTGTTTTATGTACATATTATTCATGGAGGATTAAAATATGGCTTATAAATTTCAAAGAGGAGCTGCTACTTTAAGCGGTTCTATTAAAGCTGAAGATGGTCTTGACGCCAATTCAGCAGGTTTTGCTGGTGCCGGTGCGATTGCAGGTGCTAGTTCTATTGATGGTACTGGTGATCTTACAATGGGCACTATTACTATGTCAGGTTTTACTGTTGATGCAGATGGTGACATGACCTGTAAATCAATTGTTATTCCTGATGACGCAACTATTGGTGCTGTTGGTGATACTGACATGATTACTTTAGATGCCGGTGCAGATGTTACTTTTGCTAATGATCTTAATGTTGTCGTTAGTAAAGCTGGTGGTCTTAATTTAGCTGATGGTGCTGTAACTTCAACTGCTGCTGAGCTTAACTTGCTTGATGGTGCTGTATCTGCAAACAATTCTAATGGTGTAAGAGCTGCTATTCTAGACGCATCTAACAATCTTACTATCGCTGGTAACTTAACTGTTAGTGGAACAACCACAACAGTTGACACAACTAACTTATTAGTCAAAGACAAACTTATTACTATTAACGACGGTGGCTCAGCTGCATCTGCTGGTGGTGCTGGTATTGAATTTGAAGAAGATGGTTCGGCCACAGGTTTTATCAAAACTTCTTCTGATAGAGCTGAGTTTGAATTACAAGCTCCTGCAAACAACAACACTTTAACCATCGACATGGACGCTGCTGGTGAAATCGAATTTGGTGCTGCTAAAAAACTTACTGTTGCTGGTAACTTCAACATTGATGCTGACATCAGTTCAACTGCTGCTGAAATCAACTTGGTTGATGGTTCTTCTGCTGGAACTATTGTTAACAGTAAAGCTGTTATTTATGGTTCAAGTGGTGAAGTAAATGCTACAACACTTCAAATTGGTGGAACTTCTATTAATGCTACTGCTGCTGAAATTAATTTGATTGATGGTGGTACTGCTAGAACAACAAATATTCCTGCTGATGGTGATGGTTTTTTGCATAACAATAATGGCACTATGGAAATGACTACTGTTGACAAAATGGCAGAGTATGTGTTTTCAAAAGTTACAGGTGGAGATGCTACTATTGCTTCTAACGGTTCTTTAACTCTTGCGGCTGATTCTGTCGAATCAGCAATGATTAATGACAATGCTATTTCTGGACAAGTCGAGTTGGCTTCAAGTAGTGATTTGGATGATGCTGATGATTTAATGATTCATGATTCTAATGCTACTGCAAATGCTAGAATCAAGAGAGTTGGTCTTGACACTCTTAAGACTTTCTTCCAAACTGGTGTAACTGCTGATACTGCTGGTGGTTTTTCCTACAGCACTTTTGACGTAACATCTTCAGCTATTGCTAATGCAGCTGGGTCTCCAGGTTTTTTTGTTGCTTCTGGTTCCAACGCTGCTAGTCCTTTGTCAGCTTCTGTTAGTACTACTCTTCACTTATCTGGTGGAAATGCTTTAGGAGATAATGAATGGGCTAATGGTATGATTGTTTACTTAAAAGCACCTTCAAATGCTTCTAGCTTCAATTTAACTATCGTAGCTTCTGGTTCTGAAAGAATCGACGGTGAACAACAAATTGTATTAGAATCTGATAATGCTGCTGTTACTCTTTTAAGATGTCACAATAGTAGATGGTCTATCGTATAATTTATTAATAAGATTATTATCTTTGCTCTTAAAAGAAGACCGGACTTTTGTTCGGTCTTTTTCTATTTATTGAAAAGGAGAACATTATGTCATATAAATTTTCAAAAGGATCTCAAATTATCGGAGACCTAAAAGCAGCCGATGATACACAAAGAGACACTAAGATAGATTTCGGAGAGGACTATATTGGTTTAGAAACCAGCGGCTCAGTAAGGATGGTCATATCTGGTTCTGATGGTAAAGTTGGTATAGGAACTGCTACACCAGATTACACACTTGATGTGGCTGGTGACATTGGAGTTAATCAATATATCTATCACAACGGTGATGCTAACACATGGATAAATTTTACTGATAATAGAATAAGACTTAATGCAGGTGGTAACAATTTCATAGATTGTGAAGATCCCGGTAGTGCTCCTCATAAAGTTAGAATTAATAATGGTGGTAATAATATTGACTTTGTTATCAAAGATAATAGCGGTAATGTATATTTTACAGCTGATGCCTCTACTTCTAAGATAGGTATAGGCACGGACACACCCTCTCATAAACTTGATGTTGACGGAGATATAAGAGTGAGAGGAAATGATATAAGAGATAATTCAGGAAACCCTGCTATTACCTTTGATGGTTCGGCTAACACATCAATAGTTAATGACTTAACAGTTGGTGGAAATGTTTTCGATGCTAACAACAAAAGTGTTATAAAACTTATAGACCATGGTGCTTGTGTAATTGACGAATCTAACTCTAATGAAAGATTTTTACCAGATGATATTTTCCATGACTACAATGGTTCTAACCTGTACACTACGAATGCTCCACCGTTTAGTGGAAGTGTTGATAAGTTAGTAGTTAGAGGTGTTAATAATTCTGATTTATCACTTTTGGGTAATCTAACAGCAAAAGTTAGAATTGCAGGAGAAGGCACAGATGGATATGACGTAGACACTGATAACCACTGTTCGAACATAGAAAGTGTTACAATAAACAGCTCAGACCTTGGACCAAACAAAAACTGTGTTTTTAATTTTACTGGTTCTAATTTTACGCCACAAGACATATATGCTATTACCTTAACCCCAACCAACAATTGGAACAACGGTGGAGATAAGTATATAAACTTTACGATAGTGACCTCTTATATTATTGATTAAGTCTTTTCTTTATTGTTAAACTATTTATTGTGATAAACGTTTATTTAAAAAAGGAGAGTATAGATGTCATCTATGTTGGAACAAGCAATTGTTGATGCAAAGGCTCTAAAAGAAGCTGCATTAAAAAATGCCGAACAGGCAGTAATTGATAAATATTCATCTGAGATCAAAGCTGCTGTTGAGTCGTTATTGGAAAATGATGATTCTGGTAAAGAAGTTCTTGAAGAAGAAGTAAGAGCCCCATTAGCCGCAGGACCAGAAGAGAATGAACAGCAAGATGTTGATGTTGTTTTAGATTATGAATTCAATCCTGATGACTTTGACATTACTTTAAGTGCAGCAAAGACAAAAGAGGATAAGGAACAAGATGCACAAAATGCATCAATAGAGGAGCCTGCTGTACCTCCTGCGCCTGCGGGAGAAGAAACTGGTGGTGATGCACTGGGTGGCCTTGAAGGCCTCTTAGAAGAGGGAATAGAAGAAGAAGACGATGATGATTTATTAAGTGAAATTCTTGCGCTTCTTGATGAGGAAGAAGATGAAAAGATTTTAGATGAATCTCTTGTTGTTGATGTTGATGAAGTTAAGCATGGTCATGTTGTAACAGACAATGGAGCAAGAAAATATGATGCCGAGTTAGCAATGGCAAAACAAGAATCTTCAGCATATAAAGAAGAAGCTGAAGAGTTAGAAAAACAGGTTGGAGAATTGAATAATTCCATCCTCATGTATCAGAACAAGCAAGACAAATTAAGAACTGTTCTTGATGACATGAAAGGTAAGTTAGAAGAAATGGTTATACAAAATGCTAGATTAATTTATAGCAATAAAGTTTTACGCGATGCCTCCTTGAATGAGCGACAAAAATCAAAAATTGTTGAAGCCATCGCTAAGGCAGAGACTTTGAAAGAAGCAAAAACTCTTTATCAAACTCTTAAAGAAACTACAGTGGGAACACCTAAACAGCGTGGACCAAAATCACTTAGTGAGTCGGTACAGAGAAAGCAAGTTCTTTCCGCACATCTGCCGCGTCGCAAGCAAGAAAATATAGTTCAGGAGCAATCTTTTGCTTCGAGAATGAAAAAACTTGCTGGCATAGACTAATTTTATATAAAGGAGAAAATGATATGTCTATAATTCAAAAATTATCAGAAGGCATCGTAAATCGTGATTTGAAAAAGGAAGGTCAAGCTCTACTCACTAAGTGGGAAGCTACCGGACTTCTTGAGGGTATTGATACCCAACAAGGCAAGCACAATATGGCGCGTCTTCTAGAAAATCAAGCGAAGGAACTTCTTCGCGAATCTAACGCAATGTCAAACGGACAGGTTGAAGGTTTTGCAACTGTTGCATTCCCAATCGTTCGTCGCGTTTTTGCAGGTTTGATTGCTAACGATTTGGTATCGGTTCAACCGATGTCTCTTCCTAGTGGTCTTATCTTCTTCCTTGACTTTGTTTACTCACCAAGAATTGGTGATAACAACGTTACTGATGCTGGTAGTGCTCAAAATGGTCGTATGGGTAACCGTGCTTCAAAATCAATTTATGGTACAAACCAAGTCGGTTCAGAAGTAATCAATGGTGTTGATCTTGTCAACAATACCAACAAATCCGGATTTAGTGGTCCTGGTCGTGATGGTATGGTTGGTTATGGCTATGCTAACGCAACAGCTTCTAGTGATCAGGTTAGTGCTGGTGCAGCTAATATGAAAGTACAAACTTTCTTGTTGGATGGTGCCGTATCTGAAACTCGTAAAAAATTAATTAAGTACGATCCTGATCTTTTGGCTCAAACAGACAGCTCGAGAGGTGTTATTGTTTTAGATATTGCTAAAAGTGCAATTACTTCTTCTCTCGGACCAGCTGATTTTGATAACTTAGCTGCTTTTGAGCTACAAGGCCTTATAGCAGATGGAACTAACGCCAATAATCTTCTTGCAACGTTAGCCGCTAACAGCTCTGGAATCACTTCTGGTTCTGCTACATCAACCGGTTTGATTGCAGATCACAGTATTGCTCAAGTTAGACGCTTGTCAAGTGTTGTTAAGGATGCTGCTGATTCTTATACTTTAACAGCTGGGTCTGGTGACTCTGTTCGTTTTGTAATCTCTGCTGGTAGTTCTGTTGTTACAGCTGCTTCGGCTGCTGCTCATGGTTCTGATGACTTGGAAGCTGCTGCTATTATCTTCCCAGTTAGAGATCAGTTTGGTGTAAACTCTGGTGCTACTTTAGGTGTTATTGATGACTTCAACTTCCCATTTGAAGGAAACGGCGACATGCCAGAAATCGACATCAAAGTTGATTCAATCGCGATCACAGCTCAAACCAAAAAGCTTAAAGCTAAGTGGACACCTGAGTTGGGACAAGACTTGAATGCTTATCACAACCTTGATGCCGAGGTAGAACTTACATCGATTCTTTCTGAGCAAATTGCTTTGGAAATTGACCGTGAGTTACTTGCTGATCTTGTAAATGGTGCAACTGCTGCAACATATTACTGGTCTCGTGCTCCTGGGCTTTTTGTAAATCGCCAAACTGGTGCTGAGCTTGGTGCTTCTTCTGCTGCTCCTGACTTTACAGGAACTGTTTCAGAATGGTATGAAACTCTTATTGAAACCATTAATGACGTTTCTGCACAAATCCACTTGAAGACACTTCGTGGTGGAGCTAACTATGTAGTTTGTTCTCCTGAAGTTGCTAATATTTTAGAATTTACTTCTGGATATCGTGCAAACGTTACGGCTGATGCTGACAAGGGAACCATTGGTGCCGTTAAGGTTGGTTCTCTTTCTCGTAAGTTTGACATCATCGTTGATCCTTACTTCCCAAGAAATGCTATTCTTGTTGGACGTAAAGGCGGTTCTTTCTTAGAATCAGGATACGTTTATGCTCCTTACGTTCCACTACAAACAACACCTACAATCTTCGGTGTTGAGGACTTTGTGCCACGTAAAGGCGTAATGACTCGATACGGTAAGAAGATGGTTCGTCCTGATATGTACGGTCTTGTAATTGTTCGTGGTCTTACAGGTGAAGAAGGTTCTTCCTAATCTTTGATTAGTTGAATTTATTCATCATGAGAGCCCCTTGGATTTTCCTTGGGGCTTTTCTATTTTTGAAAACTATTTATTACGACTTGAATTCTGGTCTCCTTTGAGCGAGGCCCCTGCTCACTGTCTCTACCGGAATGGGGCTGGTAGAAACTGACCAGAAAACAGGTCCATAATTTTAATAAGGAGAATATATTATGGGAAATAGAAGAATTGGTCGTAAAAGACTTAAGGCTCTCTCGTCAAGAGGTGTCACTGATACAATTACAGCAGGAGCAAGCTCTGCAACTGTAACACGTCAAACAACTATGAGAATTGGTAACAAAATCATTACTGAAATTAGTGTTGATTTGGCTTCTAACACTAATGCTAGCAACACCAGCGCCGATACAATAATTGGTAAATCTGGTGCTACTGAGAATTGCTTTATTGCAGAAATCTCTCAGTCTATTCATGGACTTATAACTTATGCTGAACTGGCTTGTTTAGAAGTTCCAGGTACTGGAGTAGTTGACATTAATGTAGTACTCGGCTCCGCTAGTGATGACAATCAAGCTGCGGCTGTGTCTGGTACTGTAACTCTTATTGATAGTAATGCTGATCTCACTAAGGGATCTCGTGTTGGTGCAGCAGTAACTGAAGTAGATTATGACTCTGAAACTAAAAAGTATCTCTATCTTACTAGTGGTAAGTCTGGAACTACTGGTACATACACGACTGGTAAGTTGCTCATCACTCTAGAAGGTATTGCAACAGATGCAGTACCAGATGCATAATAAGGAGAATTATCATGAGTTTTAGTAATTATATTATATCACAAGCAGGTAAAAAAGCAGAAGAAGCTAAACGCAAAGCAGAGGCGGAAGCCGAAGCAAAGCGTAAAGCCGCTGAAGCTAAGAAAAAAGCTGCTGCAAAGAAAAAAGCCGAAGCTGCAAAGAAAAAAGCGGCTTCTTCAAAGGAGTAGACTAGTTACCTTGTATAGTTAACGCACATGTGTTAGTCCTCCGCTCTTGCCCCTTGCTCTCCAATTGCTTGGGGCTTTTCTTTTGTCTAAAACTATTTAAAGGGAACGGAGGCTCTATGTATGTCATTACCCACT